GTGTACTAGTTGGTTCTGGTGTTGGGGTACTAGTAGGGACTGGTGTTGCAGTTGGTTCTGGTGTTGGAGTACTAGTCGGTAATGGAGTTGGTGTACTAGTAGGTACCGGTGTACTAGTTGGTTCTGGTGTTGGGGTACTAGTAGGGACTGGTGTTGCAGTTGGTTCTGGTGTTGGTGTACTAGTTGGTTCTGGTGTTGGGGTACTAGTAGGGACTGGTGTTGCAGTTGGTTCTGGTGTTGGTGTTGCGGTTGGTGCTGGTGTCGGGGTTGGGTCTGAACAATTGAATAAAATAATATTTGTTGGGTCAACATCAAATGAAATATAAAGATAAGGGTCAATTGTTAAGAAATTATCCGTATGTTGTCCTGGTTGTAATGTAATGTTTGTTATGTAGTTACCACAACAATCATTTCCACTAAATTGCCAGTTTACTGCACTATTATTTGTTAATGTACAACTATAACATTGTGGGGTTGAGGTTGGAGTTGGAGTTGATGTTGGTTCTGGTGTTGGAGTACTAGTTGGTACCGGTGTTGCAGTTGGTTCTGGTGTTGGAGTACTAGTTGGTACCGGTGTTGCAGTTGGTTCTGGTGTTGGAGTACTAGTCGGTACTGGTGTTGCAGTTGGTTCTGGTGTTGGAGTACTAGTCGGTACTGGTGTTGCAGTTGGTTCTGGTGTTGGAGTACTAGTTGGTACCGGTGTTGCAGTTGGTTCTGGTGTTGGTGTTGGAGTTGCAGTTGGACAAGGTATATTAAAAATACATGTTTGATTAAAATCAGCAAAATATAATGAATAATCACCTAAGTAATTTTCGCTAATATAATCGTAAGGAATTATTTGTGAACCTAAATCAATTGTTCCGCCGCTACAAGGTGAAAATGTAATTGTGGCGGTTTGACCACTATAGTTTGTTGTTAATATTTTTATTACTGTTGCCATTTCTATTTATACTTTAATTTTATTTTTAACATTGTTCGCCAGGTGCAAAACCTGTTACTACACCAGTGGATGGATTTACGTTCCACAATGATGTGTTTATGAAAACATAACTATATCCAGTCAACGCATTCGGGAATGTATCAACATAAATTATACATCCAAGTCCGAATTCAAATGAATCGCAATTTGAATATAATATTTGAGGATTTAATGATGAATTACTACAAGCCGCTTCTGCTGTGTTTCCATAACCACAACCTATGTATGAAAATGTTGGTTCTGGTGTTGGTGTTGGTGTAATAGTTGGTTCTGGTGTTGGTGTTGGTGTTGGTGTATAAGTAGGTTCTGGAGTTGGTGTTGGTCCCGATCCTCCACAAGCAATTGCATTATATTCTATTACATAATCCACTTTACCACAACCATCAGGACCACCTGCAATTTCTTCACGTAAATCAATTCCATCACAGAATGTTCTTAATACTGTACCAGGTTCAGGACAAGGTGTTGGTGTTGGTGTAGGTGTTTCGGTTGGTGTTGGTGTACTAGTTGGATTAGGTGTTACTGTTGGTGTACTAGTAGGTTCTGGTGTTGGGGTTGGTGTTGCTGTTGGACATGGAATAGTGAATGTGCAACTTTCATTATTACTCACAAAATATAATAGATAATCACCTAAGTGATTATCATCATTACTTATGTGATTGTAAGGTAACTCATGACTACCTAAATCAATTGTTCCACCACTACAAGGTGAAAATGTTATTTGTGCAGTTTCTCCACTATAATTTGTTGTTAATATCTGAACTGTTGTTGCCATTTTATTTTTATATTATATCGTTGTTATTTCGTAGTTTATATCACAAGTCATATCAAATGGTACGACACTATACGTAATGTCACAGTTTTCACTAGATGGTACCATAAAATATGTGATATCACAAGTCATATCAAATGGTACAACATTATATGTAATATCACAAGATACTATTGGGGTAGGTGTTGGTGTACTAGTTGGTGCTGGTGTTGAAGTTGCAGTAGGTTCCGGTGTTGCAGTCGGTACTGGTGTTGAAGTTGCTGTTGGTTCAGGTGTTGATGTTGCGGTCGGTAACGGTGTTGGAGTACTAGTTGCTAATGGTGTTGCAGTAGGTGTCGGTGTACTAGTTGGCACTGGTGTACTAGTTGGTACTGGTGTTCCTGTTGGTCCATTATTGCTATTTGGGACTATTCTAAGTCCTCCTGTAAATCGTATACCCATAGTATCCTATAAATAGTTTAATTTATTAATAAGAATAAAAAAAGGAGGATTTTTACGTCCTCCTTTTAATTTTATTTTTTTTGTACATTAGAATGTACCACCATCTATTGTATCAGTAAATACTAACCCTCCGTCGGATGATTTGTAACTTAAGAAACCTGAAGCTACAGTACTTCCTACCGTTGTTGAAACTTCACCAAATACGTTGTTCGCATTTTTGAAAGTAACATTAGATTTTGTACTACTTACTAAGTCACTACCATCAGTTGATACAGTTAATGTACCTGCAACTACTGTATTACCTGATACTGATTCAACTGTGAACTTATCTGTATTGAATTGTAATGTTGTACCACTATATTTCAATAAACTATCACCGATTGTATTGTCGGAAGATGCAATTGGAAATGTTCCACTTGTTAAACTTGTTTCACTTCCTAATGTACCAGCTGTTGTTCCAATTACTTTACTTGAATTGTTAGAACCATCAACTGTTAACCAATCATTATTTACTGAGTCCCATAGTAAAGAACCTGATTGATCCGCTGAACCTGAATCATATCCACTGATACCTGCATATCTTTGGAATGGTGAATAAGCGTTTACTAAGATAATATTATCACCGATTTCAACTGTACTTGATTGAATATTAACGTTTGTTGATGAACCTAATACTTGTAAGTTTCCTGATACAAATAGATTACCACCTAACATTGTTGCTGAACCTGAACTTACTGTTAATGAACCTGTGATTGATGTGTTAGAATTAACTTGTAGACCCGCTGCTGTTACCGATGCAGTTACTGCACCACTTGCAATCTTGTCTAATTGTAATCCTGTAACTCCACTTGCTGGAATGTTATATAAACCTGCACCATCACCTGTAAATGAACCTGAAATAGTTCCTGTTGATGTTATTCCACCTTCTACATTTAATACTGTTCCGTTATATGTTAAACCACTTTGACCTTCTACTAAACCTCCTGTTCCTGTTGCGGTTAATAAGTATCCATCAACGTTGTTGTTAATTGTTGCTGCACCTGAAGTACCTGAAGAACCTGCGGTTCCACTCGTTCCAGATGAACCACTAGAACCTGATGTTCCTGATGTACCCGCTGTACCTGAAGTACCTGATGAACCTGATGTTCCTGATGTTCCTGAAGAACCTGATGTTCCTGAAGAACCACTTGTACCAGAACTTCCTGATGTTCCGCTAGAACCTGAAGAACCTGATGTTCCTGATGTTCCGCTAGAACCTGAAGAGCCTGATGTTCCACTTGTACCCGCAGTTCCTGAAGAACCACTTGTACCAGAACTTCCTGAAGTACCTGATGAACCTGAAGTACCACTAGAACCCGAAGAACCTGATGTTCCACTTGTACCGGCCGTTCCTGAAGAACCACTTGTACCTGACGAACCACTTGTACCAGATGAACCATTAGAACCTGAAGTACCTGAAGTACCCGCCGTTCCTGAAGAACCACTTGTACCTGACGAACCACTAGTTCCTGAACTTCCTGAAGAACCACTAGTTCCAGATGAACCAGAAGACCCACTTGTACCTGAAGTACCTGCAGTTCCTGAAGAACCACTTGTACCAGAACTTCCTGATGTACCAGAAGAACCAGATGTACCTCCGGAACCTGATGTTCCTGAAGAACCATTACCACCGACAGTAGCAATTACTTTACCTGCTTGAGCAGATTCAAAGTAAACTGCTAAATTATTACTATCTTGAACTGTAATTCTTGTTGGTATGATTACATTATCGTTTACATCAAATACATTGATTGCTGGATATTTGTAACCTAAATTATGATTGAATGACCATGTTGTTAATGCAGTAAACACTCCTGTTTTTGTTTCTCCTGAAACAATTACTGCGTTCATTGCGTGAGATGCGGTTAAAGCGTAGTTTGCATATGATGCGGTACCTGCGAATTGAGAACTTGAACCTGAAACATATGAGTTAAACGCTGACTCATCTAATTTACCTGTACCTACAGTAACACCATTTAACATCAATGAACCTGTGATGTTAACTGAACCAGTGAATTGGTGAGTATCGTCTAATGTATCACCAAATCTAGTTGAACCTGATTGATATAATATAGATGATGTTACATAATCAATATGTAATTCTTTTGCTGTTAATATACCATCAATATATGTGTCACCATTAACTCTTAATGCACCGTTTGTAATAGATGCACTTACACTTCCACTAACTATTTTATTTAATTCAAGACCTGTAACTCCACTCGCAGGGATATTATATAAACCAGAACCATTTCCTTGGAAGTTAGAACCTGTTGCAACAACCACAGAACCACTTACAGTTAAAATTGAACCGTCAAATTGTAAGTTAGATTCACCATTCACTAATCCATCAACTCCTGTAGCGGTTAATAAGTAATTGTTTGTATTGTTGTCAATTGTCGCCGCTCCTGAAGTACCTGAAGAACCCGCAGTTCCTGATGTACCAGACGTACCAGATGTACCCGCAGTTCCTGATGAACCACTAGAACCTGATGTACCTGACGTACCAGAACTTCCTGAAGTTCCACTTGAACCACTAGTACCAGACGAACCACTTGTTCCTGAAGTTCCTGATGACCCACTTGAACCTGATGTACCTGCAGTTCCTGATGAACCCGAAGTTCCTGATGAACCACTTGTTCCACTAGAACCTGAAGAACCTGAAGTACCACTAGTACCTGATGTACCAGAACTTCCTGATGTACCAGAACTTCCTGATGTACCAGAAGAACCACTAGACCCACTTGTACCAGACGAACCAGATGAACCTGATGTTCCTGATGTGCCAGAACTTCCTGAAGTACCACTTGAACCGCTTGTTCCTGAAGAACCAGATGTTCCAGATGAACCTGATGTTCCACTAGTTCCTGATGTACCGGCTGTTCCAGATGAACCACTACTACCCGAAGTACCTGAAGTACCTGCGGTTCCTGATGAACCAGATGAACCTGAAGTACCCGAAGATGCTGCTGTATATTCTGTTCCGTTTATAAATAAACTTCCTGTTACATTTATTGACCCACTTACATTTGCTTGATTTAATGTTGCAGTTGTACCACTTAAATTTGTAATGGTCATACCTGAAACGGTATTACCTTCTAAGTTACCTGTTAAATCCAATTTACTGTTACCAACATTATCATTATTTAAAATGTATAATGCTTGATCATTACTTGAATAAAATGGTGTACCGTCTAAAACTGAACCGTAAGTTCCCGCTACAATTGTTGGTGCAGCAGCTCCTGAGTAAATTTTAGATACAGCATTAAACGCACCTGCAACTCCTTCATTACCTATTACCGGTGAACCGATAAAGATAAAAGGACCTTGTAAGTCGTTAACCGAACCTGAAGCGATGATTAATTCACCATTTCTTGCCGTTGTGTTTTTGAGGGTTGATATCGAACCCCTCCTGTGTTTGATAATTTGTGCCATCTATTGTGTGGTTTTTCTTTTAGATAAATACTTTAGTTTTAATCATCTACGAATTATTTCTATTATTTTTTTATAAATTATTCAAAATTTCCTAAATCAATCACTGTATTATTACTTCCTGAAGTCGTTTCATTAAAAATGACCTTTTCACTATTGAATTTTAAGGATGCTGATAGTATTTGAGAGTTAATATATGCCTGAACAATATTCATAGTTCCTGATACAATTAATGAATCCATTAACAAATCAGTTGAACGTAATGTGGTTGTACCATTAACTATCAAATCTCCATCAATTATAACCGAACCTGTTGTTTTTAATGATCCTGTAAATTGATGAGTATCGTCTAATGTATCTCCGAACTTTGTTGATCCTGACTCATACAATATAGAAGACGTTACATAATTGATATTTAACTCTCTTGCAGTAATTGTACCGTCAATAACAACGTCAGTATTAACTTTTAAAATACCATCTTCCAAAGAAGCACTTACACTACCACTAACAATTCTATCTAATTGAAGCCCAGTAACTCCACTTGCCGGTACGTTGTAAAGACCCGCACCATCACCAACAAATGAACCACTTATAGTTCCGTTGTTAACAGTTAAGTCTCCTGTATTAATAACTAAATCACTGTTTGTTAAGTCAACTGTTCCGTCAAACATGTAGAAATTGGAACCGCTTGTTAAGTAGAACGATGAGCTATCCGTCATAATGACGTTAGAGTCAACAACACCTAACTGTGAAGTAATATCTAACGAACCAGTAATTTGAACGTTATTTGTTGTAGCCCATACACTTCCTGTTAAGGCGAATAGACTATCACCTGAAGAACCAGAACTACCAGATGTACCAGAAGAACCACTTGTACCCGAAGTACCTGAAGAACCACTTGTTCCAGACGAACCACTAGTTCCTGATGAACCCGATGTACCAGAGGTTCCTGAACTACCACTAGTTCCTGAAGAACCACTTGTTCCAGATGTACCAGAACTTCCTGATGTACCAGATGTACCAGATGTACCAGATGTACCTGATGTACCGCTAGAACCTGAAGTACCAGAACTACCGCTAGTTCCTGAAGTACCACTAGTTCCACCAGAACCTGAAGTACCAGAAGAACCACTTGTACCAGATGTGCCGGCACCACCTACAGTTGCAACTACTCTACCTGATTGAGGTGAATTAAAATAAACTTCTAAATTATCTTGGTCAACAACATGTATATCTGAAGGAATTACTACGTTATCATCCGCATCAAATACATTTATTACGGGATATTTCTCATGTAAATTATGGAAGAAAGACCATGTACTTTGATTGATAAATGATTGTTGTACGTTTGCACCTGATACAATAATAGCATTTAAAGCATAAATTGCATATGATGCGGTACCTTCTAATGAACCTGTAATACCATCACTAACATTTAATGAACCCGTAATTTGAATGTCGTTTGTTGTTGACCAAAACGATCCCGTTTGTCCAAATAAACTATCTCCACTTGTACCGCTAGAACCTGATGTACCAGAACTACCAGATGTTCCACTAGAACCTGATGTACCACTCGTACCGGATGTTCCTGAACTACCCGATGTACCAGAAGTACCACTAGAACCTGACGTTCCACCCGTACCACTTGTACCTGATGTACCATCAACACCACTTATACCAGATGAACCACTTGTGCCGGATGTACCAGAACTACCAGATGTTCCACTTGTACCAGAACTTCCCGATGTACCACTAGAACCAGAAGTTCCAGATGAACCTGAAGAACCGCTTGTACCAGAACTTCCTGAAGTTCCACTTGTACCAGACGAACCACTAGTACCTGATGTTGATGCATTATAAGATGTTCCGTTGATGATTAAATCTCCACCGCTAATTTCTAATCTTGAACCAGTGATATAAACAGAGCCAGTGAATTGGTGAGTATCGTCTTGTGTATCACCAAATTTTGTACTTCCACTTTGATATAAAATTGAAGAAGTTACATAATCAATATGTAATTCTTTAGCTGTAATTGTTCCATCAATGTATGTGTCACCATTTACTCTAAACGTTCCGTCTGATTGAATGGACGCACTTACACTACCACTAACTATTTTATTTAACTCTAATCCCGTTACACCTGAAGCTGGTATGTTATATAAACCCGCACCATCTCCGAAGAAAGCTGCAGTAATAAATCCACCATTTTCAATAATGATATTACTACCACTTGTTAATATTAATGATGAACTATCAGTTAAAAATAAACTTGAATCAAAAATACCCGCTCCACTTGATACTGTTAATGAACCTGTAATTGATGTGTTTGTATTAATTTGTAAACCATCTTCGTCAATAGATGCTGTGGCACTTCCACTAGCAATTTTATCTAATTGAAGTCCTGTAACCCCGCTTGCTGGAATATTATATAAACCAGCACCATCACCAAAGAAAGCTGCGGTAATGAAACCACCATTTTCAACATATATATTTGATCCACTTGTTAAAATAAGTGAACCACTATCAGTTAAAAGAATATTAGCATCACTTACACCCAATTGTGAAGAGACACTTAAAGAACCTGTAATTTGAATGTCGTTTGTTGTTGCCCAAAAAGAACCTGTCTGAGCAAATAAACTATCACCACTAGTTCCTGATGAACCAGATGTACCTGAACTACCACTAGTTCCTGAAGAACCGCTTGTACCTGATGTACCAGAACTTCCTGAGGTTCCACTAGAACCTGACGTTCCTGAAGTTCCACTAGAACCAGAGGTTCCTGAACTACCCGATGTTCCACTAGTACCTGATGTACCAGAACTTCCTGATGTACCGCTAGAACCTGATGTACCTGATGTTCCAGAACTACCTGAAGTGCCAGATGAACCACTCGTTCCACTACTACCAGAAGTACCACTAGTACCTGATGTACCACTTGAACCAGAGGTTCCTGAACTACCCGATGTTCCACTAGTACCTGATGTACCAGAACTTCCTGATGTACCACTTGTACCGGCAGTTCCCGAAGACCCACTTGTACCAGAACTACCTGAAGTGCCTGATGTACCTGCAGTTCCTGAAGAACCACTTGTACCTGATGTACCACTAGAACCTGAAGTACCAGATGAACCACTTGTACCTGAAGAACCACTTGTACCAGAACTACCTGATGTACCACTAGTACCTGATGTACCAGATGTACCGCTAGAACCACTTGTACCTGATGTACCACTAGAACCTGATGTACCACTAGAACCTGATGTACCACTAGAACCTGAAGTACCACTAGAACCCGAAGAACCTGATGTACCGCTAGAACCACTTGTACCTGAAGAACCACTTGTACCAGAACTACCTGATGTACCACTAGTACCTGATGTACCAGATGTACCGGAACTACCACTTGTACCTGCAGTTCCAGATGTTCCGCTAGAACCGGAGGTTCCTGAACTACCCGACGTTCCACTAGTACCACTACTACCTGATGTACCACTAGTGCCAGCGGTTCCTGATGAACCAGATGTACCTGCGGAACCTGATGTTCCTGATGAACCATCAACACCACTTATACCTGAAGAACCACTTGTACCAGAACTACCTGATGTACCACTAGTACCGCTTGTTCCAGATGAACCAGAAGTTCCACTAGAACCGCTTGTACCTGAAGAACCAGATGTTCCACTCGTTCCTGATGTCATCGCACTAAATGTAACTCCATCTATAATTAAATCACCACTATTAATGTTTAATGATCCTGAATGTATAAAAACTGAACCTGTGAATTGGTGTGTATCATCATCAGTGTCACCAAATTTAGTTGAACCTGACGAATATAAAACAGAAGATGAAACAATCGTTACATTATACTCTGTTGCGGTAATTGTACCATCAATGAATACATTTGTGTTTATTCTTAAATCACCTCCTTCCAATGACGCACTTACACTACCTGATGTAATTTTAAATAATTCTAATCCCGTTACTCCACTTGCTGGAATGTTATATAATCCACTACCGTCACCACTAATTGTACCTTCTTCAACATTTAACGAACCAGTTATTTGAAGGTCATTAGTTGTAGCATAAAAAGATCCCGTTTGTTGAAATAGTGAACTTGCAGCCTGAAAATCTGCTAATTCAGTAATCGTATTACCAATAATATCATCAATCCAATAACCTAAATTTGTAAATGCTCCTTCGTTTTGTTGGAGATTTCCCAATTTAGCCGCTCCATCAATGACTTCATAAAAGATACCGTTTTGATTTTCATCGGGGAAATTATTCGGTGGATCATAATTAGAATTTATATATTCTCTTAAATTAGTATCTCTTAATTCAATAATTGCCTCAGTGTCTGTAATTCCCGTAACCCCTATAACATCATACATTTTTGATGTTGGTAACGCAAATTTCATACCAATAGTGATATCATTTGCGTTATATAAATTAAGATTCAAATTTGAATCGGGATATGCACCTTGTTGGGGTATGATTGTGAAATTACATATGAATGACATGTAAACACCATCGTATGTGTCTAAAGAGGAATATGTTTCGTTTGGTATTGTTGTACCAAAATCTATACTACCAATTAATAATTTGTCAGGAGCCTCTAATGCCATTTTATTTTTCTATATTAAGTTGTTATACCAAATGTTATTATTACGTTCGTACTTCCTCCCGTTGCCGCACCTGTGTTTGCTGACGATACGGAATATAAAACCATACCGGTCCAATTACCACCCGAATATTGTTGAAAAACACTGTGTTGAGCAGTGCTAGTTGCATTTGGTGATTTAGATAAAACCTCCGTACCATTAACACCATGTGTCATTATATTCACTATAGGTTGTGATTGTAAACCACTTGGTCTACCAATTTGTAATCTATTTGTTGTTGGTATTGTAAATGACCACCCTAAAGCTTCAAGAGCTGATTTATTTTCACCATTAGGACCTAAAACACTCGCAATTGGTGTAGTGGCATCGGTGGATCCTCCTGTCATATTCAATACCACCTGATATCCTTTTATTGTTGCATCAACATATAAAGGTGATGTACCAGAAGTTCCTGAAGTACCCGCACTACCGCTAATTCCTGAAGTACCTGATGTACCATTAATACCCGATGTACCTGACGTACCGTTAATACCTGAAGTACCTGATGTTCCTGAGGAACCGTTAACACCTGATGTACCTGATGTACCATCAACTCCCGATATACCTGAAGTACCTGAAGAACCATTACTACCACTAGAACCTGAAGTTCCGGCACTACCACTTATACCAGATGTACCTGAAGATCCGTTACTTCCTGACGTACCTGATGTACCATTAATACCTGATGTACCTGATGTACCATTAATACCTGATGTACCTGATGAACCTGAAGTACCCGATGTTCCATCAATACCAGATGTACCTGTAAGACCTGGTTCACCTAAAACAATTAATAAAAATTCGTCATCACTTGATGGGTCATTACCTCCAACGGCAATTTGTGATACTGTGTAGTTCTCAAAACCAGACTCATATGGTGAAACTGATGTAATTTGTAATATTTTAAAAATTGATGGGTCAGTTGCCTTAATCAATTTTAATATTGTACCGTTAGTTAAACTATCTAAATAAGTTGAAAAATCAACATTTGGTGAAAAACTAAAATTTCCAAAAGATATACTTGTTGTTGATAAACCCCAAGAGGATGTGTTTAATTTAAAATATCCGTTATTTGGGTTAACATTTGTATTTGTATTTGTATTAAACTTCCAAATTGCTAAATGTCCTTGATAACCATCGTTACCTATTGTACCTCCACCTGTTATTTGAACTGTTATATTTCCTCCACCATTATCAACTACAGTTGCACCACTAAATGTGATTCCTGAAATATTTGTAATTGGTGAACCACCTTGTTCTTTTACATAAATTGATGATGATGTTCCTGAAGAACCACTTGAACCTGATGATCCGCTTGAACCTGAAGAACCGCTTGAACCTGAAGTTCCTGAAACTCCTCCCGTACCACCACTTAAGATATTAACTCTCACATCACCATTACCTAAATTAGTAATTGATGCACCCGAAAAAACTATTCTATCAACCGATGTAACAGTTGTTGAGTTGTCGGTTACAGTTAATGCAGTTCCACCACCTCCACTTGTTCCACTTACGCCTGAAGCATATAAATTAACTGTCCAATCATTATGAGCACTACCACCTGAAACTTCAGTAACTAAAAATCTTAATGAACCGTTTGTTGGATTATATGAAATTACACGACCAATTAAATAATCGTTTATATCATATGCAACAATAATCATCTGACCTAAAGAATAGGAAAGACGTAAATCAACTGTTATAGTAATTTCACTTCCGACAAATTCATCAATGTCATCAATGTATGTTGTTGAAGTTGTTAGATAAACCGCTCCTGAAGTACCTGACGTACCAGAAGAACCTCTAGCTCCCGATGTACCCGAAGTACCTGATGTACCAGTTAAACCACTTGATCCTGATGAACCACTTGATCCACTTGTTCCTGATGTACCGTTAACACCATCTAATCCATCACTACCTGAAGTACCCGATGAACCAGATGAACCGTTAGTACCATTAACACCTGATGTGCCCGATGTTCCTGAAGAACCTCTAGCACCAGATGTACCTGATGTACCGCTAGAACCTGTTGCACCGTTACTACCTGATGTTCCTGAAGAACCGCTTGAACCTGAGGTTCCACTACCATTACCTGTTATATTATTACCGTTTACAATTAAACTATCGGCATATATTGTGGATAATGGAGTTGACTCAGAACCAAGGTTGACTGTTGACCCTGATGGAACATATTCACTATTGATTTGGTCCCAATTAATCTGTTGTAATGCCATTTTATGTAAAGTCTTTTACATAAATACTTTTATTCTACTTATGAGCATAAAAAAAGAGGTATTTACCTCTTTTTTTTTCTAAATGTGTTTTTTTATTATATTAATTGCTTCTTCGTCACTCATAAAATCAACTCCAGCAACATATACAGGACCCGTATCTAAGTTTTCTTTTTTAATATAAACCGTAGGTAATGAGTTATGTCCAGTCTGATTTACTACCTCGTTCCAAATTTTTTGGTTATTTGTAATTTCAATTTCAGTATATGGTATTGATTCAATTCTCAATCTTTTTTTTAAAGATTTACAATGAATACAATCATTTAAAGTAAATAAAATTATAATATTAGACATAATTCTACAAAGTATCTAAAATATTAGTGTATACACTATCAATATTAGCACCAACTGAACGGTTTACTAATGTAGTTCCGTTATAAATCATTACGGTTGGAACTGTAGTAATGTTTAATTCTCTTGCAGAATCCATATTTTCTTCAATATCCAATTTAACAAAGGTAATATCTGAGTATTTGTTTGACAAATTTGATAACCTTGGTGTTAGTGCCTTACATGGACCACACCATGTTGCTGTATATTGAACTAATACTTTATTTCCTTGTGATAACAATTGTGATAATTGTGTTGCGTTTACGTTTTGCATTTTTTAATTTTAAAATCCTATTTTATTTCCTTTTGAGGATGTTTTATAGACTTCAGTGTCTATGTTATAAATATCAGCTAAGACCATACCTTCCTCAACTGTGTGATTTTTTTTCAAAGATTTCAAAAGTTTGTTGGTATCGTCAACTGAAAGTCTCTCAAATTTATGTTCGGCGATTAAACGACCTTTACGAAGTAAGGCTTGGTCAATTTTTTCTCTCTTCATATTGAAAGTTGCAATCACTTGAATATTCAAACAATCTCCCAAAATACCATCCGTTAAGTTAAGGATATTAGACACTCCTGCAGGTGAACCATTACCTTCTCTATCTGAAATAACCCTTTCCGCATCCTCAATAATTAGAATTGAGTTCTTATGGTCCATTAAAAACGGAATGATTGTTGGTTCAGATAACATCTCAGCCATTGACGGTGGTATGAAAAGTATGTCTTTATCTTTAATTAAACTTGTGAGATATTTGATGTAAGATGTCTTTCCCGTGCCAGGGTCACCGTGAAGTAAAATAATCCCTTTGTCGTTTGTCTTGTTTAACCTATCAATAATAACCTTATGTATTTTTTTAAAGTCCTTACCATAGTTTAATTCTAAATCAATTGGTGGTACCATTAAATCATAGTCTTCGGTATCCAAATGACCCATTTCACTTTTTACCAATTGGATACTTGCCTTTTTCTTTTTTGTTTGAAATTTTTTCAAAGAATCCAAATCAAGTTGATTACCAATTTCTCCATTTTCAATAGAATAAGCAAAATCTAAATTAAGATTACCTATTGTTAATTTGTCAACAGATGTATTTGTTTTAACAATTATTTTTTTATCCTTATGTACAAACATAGATTGTGAAAAAGAATCATAACTTCTATTATTTGTTAATATTCTCAATTCTTCCACAAAACCCATCTTCATTAATTCGGTAATAACCAAAGGGTTATAAAGAATTTTACTATTACTAAATTTTGACGGTAATTTATCAAATAAAATTACATAGTACTGTTCCGTTGGTATTTCATTGCCGTAAACCGTATCGTATAGTGGGTAATTAACCGAAAACTTTTTTTCCATGTGGTAAATGTAACAAAAATAAATTTAGAAATAAAATTAATTCAAACAAATCTTTCCAAAATTAGGATACTCAATAAAAATATTTGAGTTTTCTCCGATTGTAATGTCTATGTCTTCTGTGGGTCTAACAAAAGGTTTTTTGTCTGACGTAATTTTCAATACTAAAATTGTTTTTCTTAATAATTCAAATTGTTCTTTGTTTAACATTACTTCACCATTTGTTTCAAAATTTTTTTGTGAAATTTCTGATAAATGTTTATAAAATAATTCTTCATCTGCGTTTCCTAAAAAATATTCACGAGCCTCTTGGTTAGTTTCAAAATAATGTTTAACTGATTGAATATATATTAAAACTTCGGGAGATAGTTTTTCCATTAAGGTTTTTGAATTTGTTCCAAAGTTAATGAAACTGCTGTATTTCTCCCAAATATTTTTATTTCTACGTCAATCTTATCTCCCTTAATGTCAGATATAACACCTTCAAATGTTTTAAATGGACCTTCTGAAACGATAACACTTTCTCCAATAACAAATTTTAATTTTTTACTTTCAATATGTTCTTCTAATGTATCGTCTTTTAAGATTCTACGAACATCGGTTTCTTTTAATAACAATGGCATCTTATCACCCATCATACCCATAATATTTGGAATTGTTGATATTACTTTCAATTGCTCTTCCATTAATCTTTTTGGTGCTTCAAAATATAAGTAACCACTATATAAGACTTTTTCTCTTATTACTTTTTTATTTTTAACCACAACAAACTCTTTCTCTGTTGGACACACGAATCTAACAATATTACTAATCCTTCCAAGAGATATCTCTTTATTAAATTGTTCAGTTAATGATCTTTCTTTTCCTGGTAATACTTTTACCACATACCAATTGTTTTCCATAATTTTTAATATTATTAGTAATTCATTATTAAAACTTCAATTCCTTCGTTTTGTGTTCCGTCTTTTTTAGCTGCCGCAGCCTTTTTAAAACTTTTTTCCGACCATTTATATTGTTCCTTAGGGAACCATTCTAAAAGTTTTGGAAACTCGTAATAAGATAAACTAAATTTACCTTTCATATTTTTTAAACACGTGGCTAATCTTTCGTGAGTTTCAATTGTAAAAATATGATTTGAATAATATCCTTCAGTTTTATAATATGGTGGATCCATATAATAATATGTTGTTGGTGAATCATATTTTTCAACAACATCTTGGAAATCCATATTTTCAACAAATGTAATCTTATCAAAATGTTCCCTATATTTTGGGTGTTTCAATTTATCCAAAAATATTAAAACTTTACAGCGATATTTTCCTTTATAATCCATATACGATGCGGTTTCTGGTTTTGAACCTGAAAAAACTTGTGTTAGTACATAGATATACTTACAAGCAATCTCTAAACTATTTTCATCGGTAATTACTAAATCATCATTGAACACTTCTTTCTGATATTGATTAAACATCTCAGCGTACTCAGGTGGTGTGTCCTCAACTTTCAATTGTTGACATGGGTATTTTAATAGTTCCGTATGTAGAACATCATATTGTTTAGCCCATTTCATTAAATTAGAGTTTAGTCTATTATAATCATTGTAAACTACTGTCTTTAAATTGGGGTACTTACTTAAATCCATATTAAAGAATACCCAAAACATACCTGAAAATCCCTCTACATAGGTTTCAATATCTTTTGGAATATGTGGTACAATCCATTTACCTATACGTGCCTTACCTCCAATATAACTTATCATTTAACATTATTTATAATAAAATATACTCAAAATATTTTAAAAAGAGAAATTAAATGTATATATTTTAATATGGGATGTACAAAATGTAAAGAAAAAAGGGATATTAAGGAGGAAATGATAAAGTCGGGAGAATTCATAAATAAGGGAATCATTTGGTTTGCTATCGGATGGTCTTTACTTGGAATTTACGGTTTAATCACACTAATATCAAAAATATTATGAGTAATAAAAAATATTCAATAGTTCTCTTTTGTAATAAAAAGAGAGTTAGTGTTTTATACAGTTGTATGAAAAGAACAACCGTATATGAATATTGGAGGGAATTTAAAACTCAACTTAGACCAAGGTATATAAAACAACAAACTGGTACAAGAAAAAATAAGGATTTATTATATGAATTAGCTCTCATATTTCCTAACAATAGATGGGCAACCGCAACATGGGTGAAGGATAGTTTAGGTAGAAATCAAGAAGCAAAAATAGAAAACGATAAATTAAGAATAAAAGAAATTATACCCTATTGGAAAGAGGAATTAATTTATGATTTTAATTTGAAAAAAAGAATTAGGTATCATCAAATGTTAGAATACATTCTTTCAATCTCAGAAATTACACAAATTTTCATATTAAATAAAAATCTATTTGTACAAATTGAAAATGATGTGAGACTTTTTGGTAATAAAAATAAAGAGGACGCTGAGAGATTACTTGAATTAGTTAGAGAAGATTTAATAAATAAAAAAAGGGGTAATTTCTTTTTTGTAAAAGACATTAACACCCATCAAAGAAAACTTCTATATAAACTACTTGAATCTAAAGGATTTAATCGTAGAGAATTATTTAGACACTACTCGTATTAAAAACAATATCTACACCACCTATTCTTATACTAAATGTATTTTGTGGTTTATCCATCTTCCTACCGTATTTTTTTTGTATGAGTTGGAATGTTTTCATAAAATCCTCTTCTGACATTTCTAAAACTATTGTGTTAGTTTCGGTCTCACAATTTATTTTTTCTAATAAGTCAGATATAATTGCTAATTGGTTTAATAAATCACCTTTTTTTTCCATAACCTAATATCTTTAATATCTTTTCTATTATAGATATCCTCTTTTTTGGTTTTGGTTTAAACATTTCTGTTTTATCCAATTTTTTTATTTCATTAATCATCAGATTCTTCTGATTCTGTATCTCCATCTTGTCCTTCTCCATCTCCTTGTCCAACCACTCCTTCGCTTGTTGTAATCTCTTGTCCATAATTACTCATTAGATTTATGTCTTTTAATTTATCTAGTGACTCATTTTGAAATAACTGTTGTAATTCCTTAACTTTTTGTTGAAATAATCTTTGTTTCTCCTCTTCTTCTTTATTCTTGTGAACAATTTCATTTGCACACGCAAATACGACATCGTAACCATTTTGTGTTGATTGTGTAACTAAAGAAATAAGATTAAACTTTTCATTCTTATCTTGAACTTTAATTGATATTGAACTATACGGTTTTACTACCTCATCATATTTCCATGTCAAAGGTAATTTTATATCTAAACTAACATTCTCTTGAACTTCTCTCAATGAATGAAAGTGTGGTCTTAATGTTTTTATATTTTCAAACACGTTGTTAAATTAAAATGTATGTTATTATGAATGATAATGAAATCAATAATAAAGTATCTTCAACCTTAGTTAATTTCATTTGTTCGGGATTTTCTTGTGTAAGTTTAATAACAAACTCAAGAAAAAATCGTAATGTGTATATAATACTCAATACGAAAAAAAATAGTTTAATCTGTTCCATCATGTTTTTTCATTTCTTCAAGAATCTCTTTACGATATACACCAATCAATTGTTTAATTTCTTGAGCGTATTTTCTCGCCCTAATTGATGCACTACGATTACCTTTCTCATATACCTTTTGAGTATCCACCGACATCTTCTCTACGAGTTCCTTGATTTTCTGTAGGGTTTCCATAATTTATTTCGGTTTTTAATACGAATATATGGAAAAAATTTTACTTTTTCAAGTTTTGATCTAACAATTTATATATTTCAGTTAACATGTCCAATTCGGACCTGGTTTTCCTATGTTCAAAATGGAATAAAATATAAAAGTATTCCTTTATTCTCATTACATTACCATCCAATTGATTATAATAATATGCCTCCAAGAAAAAACTCCAAAAATAATTGTAGGCGGTTCCCCTTTCTTTAAAATAAATTTTTTCGTGACCGAAATTTTCTATGGTTTTATCCCAACACCAAGTAAAGTGGTTTTTTTGGTCGGTTTCGGTATCAGTAACCTCAGGACCTAAATAGGTTTCATTAATTAAATCATATAATGACACAACAAATTCATGAAAAAGTTCTGTTTTTTCATAACTTACATTGTAAGCCTTAAACCACACATCAATTTGTTGTCTATAATTTTCGGAAGTTATAAATTCCAAATATCCTTCTTTATGTTCCATAACTCATTATATATTAATAATATAAGGAGAAAAGAAAATAAAAAAAAGGATATTACTGAGTTTTCTTATCGTAAGTGAAAATCTTTTTCATTTTCTCCAATTCTTCATTAAGAACATTTGTGAAACTTACTTTAGACTCATTCATTGTTGGTACAGCCTCTTTTTTATATAATACTCTTTCTTCCTTATCTTTTTCTCTATCCTTAATTTGTTTTTCCATTTTTTTAACGGCGTCTTTTGATGCAACTACATTAGCAACATCTTCAGAACTATTACCCATTAATTTATCACCTTCAATCGCCATCTTTAATCTTTTCTTAAATTGTTCAGATGGTTCATTATCATAATCTAAATTTTGTAAACCCGCAAAATTCTTTGCAACTTCCTCATCTTCTTCTTTGGTATTTTGTCTTGCAACTTTTTCACCTTTACCTATTTGTTTAGGGAATTCAGGATTGTCGTTACCTTCCACAGAAACCGCTTTTTTAATTTTTTGATCAACATCTGACAAATTAGCTTTATTTTCTTTACCGCTTTCAGTATGTGCTTTATTATATGCATTTAAACCTGGCACCGATTCTGTTACCATTTTAGCAATTAATTCTGTCAATTCAGTTTCAGTTAAACGTAATATTTTCTTTTTCTTAGATTCATTCATTTCACTACCACATTCACAAAGTTCTTTACCACATTTTTCACATGTTTTCTTTTCTTCTTCCATATATGAACCACCACATTCATCACACTCTTCCTCTTCTTTCATTTCTTTACTCCAACATTCTTCTACATCATATTCTTTACCATCTACTGTAAATGTTTTTTCACCTGCATCTTTTGCGGATTTAAGAGCTCCTGAGAATGCATTTCCTTCCATTGGTTGTTTTTCTGTATTTTCCATATTGTCTGTTTCTTCTAATTGGTCATTAATTTCATCTAATTTGTTCATCATATCGTCATGTGACTCATAAACACCTTTCTCTATAATCAACTCTTTTCCTGGATGTTTTTCTTTGTAGTCAGGTAAAGCTTCTTCAGCCTCTTCTTGAGATTCAAATGTTGCTAAGGGTAAACCTTCACATTTAATGTGATATTTCTCCATTTTACCCATTTCATTATCTTCCATTATGGTTCTTTTAACCTCCTCTGAAATTACTGATTCTATAATTTGTTTTAATTCACTTACTTTCATATCTAAATAAATATCTGTTTAATCTCATTTAATACAATATTTTCCACCTCTTGATGTGAAATTCCGTATTTTTTTGATACATGTGTTATTGCTTCTTGTATTTCTTGGTCTTCTTTAATGAATTCTATTGCACCAGTATTACCTTGATTACAATATGGGAACTTCTTACACTTCTCTTTAACCTTGACAAAAACACTATCTGGTCCTCCCCATTTAGGAAAGTTTTTATCTTTAACCGCTCTACCTTGATATTCACTACTTGGTCCGTCTATCTTTAATGGATTCTTACGTCCTCCCTTTGTTGTCTTACCAAATGCCGGTACATCAAATGCACCTGAAGATGACGAAGTTGTTGCTTCTTCCACTTCCTCTTCTTCGTTTAAATCCATATTTGGGATGTGTGATATCTTTCTTTTAACTGTACTTGATTTACCAAATAATGGTGCTGAATATGCTCCTGATGAACTTGAGTCAGTTTCTTTAGCTTCAATCTTTTTCATTTTCGTGTAGTATGATGGGTCTTCCGATAAATGGTTTGTATCAATTTCGTGATTCTTTTCTTTATTATCAAAATTATTTTTTATTAATTCTATATGACCTTCTCCCACAGTCGCTATAACTCTATAACCTTTTTTCCTATAATTTTTAATTTTGGTTACTAAATTTTTATCTCTAATATAATTGAAGACATCGGTTAATTTACTCAATTCAGTCTCAGGTTTTCCTGTATCTTTAGGAAAACACAAGTTATACATTAGTTCAATATCTTCTTCGTCTGGTGTTTTTGGGTTTTTTATCCCAAAACTTTTTATCCATTCAATTCCTTCGTCATTTAATAAATGTGACATTTCTTGTGGGTAACTGGTTTGTCCAACAATAATCACATAAATCGCTGCCATTACTTTGTTAGGTGATAATGACGTTTCTGATTGCATTTCTTTAAAAAGTGATGATTTTGGATTTGTAACATTTGTTTCTTTACCATCCCAAGAATCATTTATAAAATTGGTGAAATATGTTTGTAATTCATTTTGAATTGCTTCTTGTTCACCTCCCTTTTCATATATGTTATCATCGTCACCACCCTCACCCATAAAAACTATTTTATCATTTGGGTTGAAATTTTTTTTAACATAATTTGAAACCTTATCAACATCATCCATGTTATAATGTTGAACTCCAAAAATTAAAGAATCTCCAATTTTTAAAATTTTCATTACTTAACCGATTTTAATGCACTCTCCCAAAATGACTTTCTTTGCCATAATGTTTTAAATAATTCAACCACTACCTTAGTTGATAGGTCAACTATCTTATCGTCTATCTTTTTAACCCCTAACTCATCTTGAATCATTTTAACAACCATTTTATGTGCCTGTGTTGTTTCCATAAAAGATTTAATCTCTTTCTTGGTAATTCTTTCAATTTCTCTTTTATCTTGTTCTGTTAGTGCCATTATTAGTTATTGTTTCTTTTTGTAATTAATGGTTCCATTGCAGTTTTAAATGTTTCCTCAAATTTAGCCAACTTTTCTAAAGCGGTTCCTGTTTCTGTAGTTAACTTTAACATATCTGCATTTATATAAACTCCGTTTTCCTCACCAGCAATAAATACAAAACTAACGTCATCATCGGTTAAGACACCATCTAATCTAATTTGATTTTTATTAATTGTCATTCCAGGTTCAAAATCAACGATTTGTGAAACTTGTTGTCTAAAATTATCAATAATGGCTGAAATTGCTTGTTTTTGGTCTTCCATTAATTGCATATCCGTTTCATCCGTAGATAACATATTAACTTCAACATCATTAATAACTATAAAATCGTTTTTTTGAGTTTGAGTTTGTTCTGGTTCTTGTGTTTGTTGAGTTACTTCTTGTTGCTCTCTTAGGACATTCATAGACGTTTTTGATTCATTAAGTTTCCTTATTGTATTCAACATCTTTTTAGTGTCGTCATATCCTGTCATTTGGTTGTTTTGCATTGTTAAAAAATATTCTAAAATTAAACGAAGGGTTTATATCTGTATAAATACTTGAAAAGTTGGATTTACATACAATCCCGTGGAAATTTGATGCTCTCTCTATATATCCTTGAGATGGTACTATCTGTTTGAAAATAAGGTGTTTTTCACATAAGTCTTCACATAACTCCGCTAACGAACTCATTTGACTATCAGTATATGAATCCCAAAAATAGTAATTCCTCCAATTTTTTATATGTGGTTCGGACCTATATGGGTCGCCAATCCAATTATTAAGGACACCAGTGATGGTATTTTTATTTAACCACCCCAAGTTCTCAATTGCAATTTTAATCTGTTTTTTGTCAATTGTGGGGTCATTAAAGGTATTTGAGGTATGGTTGGTATCAAACAATTGATATATGACCCCCAATTTAGAAACAACAAAATGGGGAACATCTTCATATTCCCCATTCTTCCTATATTTTATCTTATTTAAAAAGTCGTCTAATCTTCTTTGAGTATCGTATAAAAAAATTTGTGATTTTTTTGTTTTCTTTTTTGTAACATTCAACTTTTTCTTATCTAAAATTTCTACGTCTTGGACTAACATTTCTTGATATCACATTTTTTGGGGTCGGTGTTGGGGTTATTATTTCTTCTTCGGACGACGGTATTATAACTTGATTGTTTTCCAAATCATATATTATTTGATTTGGATTGTTATCATCTTTTTCCCAATATAAATCTTCTACTTGAGATTCTGTACTATAATCTATTGATTCTGACGTTTCCATTACCACCTCGGTTTCTAAATCCTCCGAAATTACCAAGTCTAACGTTTGTGGTTGGAACTCGGTTAAATTTTTTTTTTCATCTTCTTCTGAAGATGTGTCATCAATTTGAATTTCGTCTATGATTTGATTTTCCTCTTCTATTGATTCTTGATTAAATTCGTTAATTGCATCTTCTAACAATGAAGTTGGTATTTCATCAACAAATTTTTCGTCAGTGTAACCCTCTGCAGGGGAGTTAAAAAAAGAATTTTCTCTTGCTATAACATTTATTTTATCCAAATATGTTGGAGTTGGTGTTGGTGTACCTGTTTCTGTTGGTGTGGGTGTTGGTGTAGGTGTATCAGTAGGTAAAGGTGTTGGAGTTTCGGTTAAGACCAACATGTCACTAACCGGTTCTTTTTTCTCAACCTCTTCATTATATTTTTCCGCAGCCTGAGTTAAAAATTCATTAGGTGGGGGTGGGTTAAGTAACACCTCTTCTAATTTTTTTAAATCATTTTCAGATAATCTAAGTCTAGATACTTCTGCAACAATATCTTTAGCCTCTAATGTTATTTTTTCATCCACAACTTCATCTTCATCAATATGTGGTTTCGTGGTTTCAATCTCATCTTTACGTTTATTCATTATTAAACCATTAAAGGCAATAATTAAAGCAACCGCTAATGGGTCAAATACAATTACAATAATGAATATAAAAAATTTAACGACAGTGTTTAATTCTAATCCAAACGCATCGGCCACAAAACGAAAACCGCCAACTTCTCTTTCAATTCCAATATTTTTGTTTCTTATTGAATTAATTGAATCTGCGGCAATATTATTATCTTGGGTTAGTTTATTAATTTTTGCCGATATTGATGTTATTTCTTTATCTGCAGTTTTAACCATCTGAGTTAAACGAGATGTTGATCCATTTTTTTCAATAACTTTTGATAAGTTATTTTCTTGTGAATTACGAATATTTTGTTGATTAGTTAACTGTGTAGTATAACGTGTAATTTCAGATTCGTTTTGTTTAATTTTATTTTGATAAACCGAAACTTCTCTTTCAATTTTTTGTAATTCTAAATTTTGTTGTTGAAATGCATTTGAAAGATATCCAAAAATACCTGCCGATGTAATTAACATTAAAGTACCAACTGAAATAGTTAAATACCATTTATTAAATCCTTTAATATTATCCCATTCTTGTTTAAGATATGTTGCCGCAACTAATTTAGCAAATTCTAAAGAACCCGCCATAACCATTACAGATATTGCCGCACCAGCAAATAATACACCTAATCCTGTCACAGAAAAATAGGCGGCACATCCGGCAACAACAACCGCCGAAAGTCCAACCAAATATTTTAACCAATTATTCATAGTCTATAAATAGTTTAAGAGACCAAAACTTTCATTTCTTAGTTTCTTAATTGCCTTATCACGTAATTGTCTGATACGTTCTTTTGTACATCCAAATTCTTCACCTAAGTCTTCTAAATTAGATTCAACACCCGTAAGACCATAATATCTTTCTATAATAATCTTTTCTCTATCGTCTAAAACACTTAACATTTGATTAACTTTTTTCTTAACTTCTTCAGGAGAATTTAAAATTGCATCAGGACTTTCCGCTTCTCTATTTGGTATAATATCAATTAATTGGTCTCCCTCTTCATTAATTTCTTTATATAAACCTATACAATATGGTAAGTTACTATGTACCGGTTGATCGTTATTATAAACAAAAAAATTATCTTCTTCGTTAATTTCGTCTTTTTTATATTTTTGAGCTTCAGTTACTAAATTTGATGGGAGTCTAATTGTTCTTGCATTATCATTTAATGATGCCATTATTGATTGTCTAACCCACCATACTGCATATGATATAAATTTTAATCCACTTGTTGGGTCAAACCTTTCTGCTGCTTTAATTAAACCGATATTACCTTCAGATATCAAATCCATTACATCCAATCCTTGATTTTGATACGTTTTTGCAACTGATATTACAAATCTTAAATTACCCTTCACTAATTCATCATATAAATCTTTCCTATGTTCTTTTGTGATTCTTTTATCATTTAATTGACTGAAGATTTCTTCTTGTCTGATGTGTGAAATAACAGGTATCTTCTTAATATCTCTGATATACTGTTGAATTTCCTCTGGATTGGTGATGGTGGATTTCTTCATTGGTTGGTTAATTTAAATTAAAATGTATATATAAAAATAAGAAAAATATTTTACTTATCAAAATTGTCAAGGAAGTTTTTTTCCTCAGGTGTTAAAGACTCAAAACCCATGGAATTTAACTTATCTAATACCTCATCCAAATCAAATTCAATTGATTTTTTTTTCTTATATTCTATTTTTAACATCGCACTTTCAGGTGTGTCGTCCTTAAAAACAAAATTATTGATTGGGTCAGGTAAATTGACACTCACAATTGAGTTTCTTTCTAATAAAAAATAAAATTTAACACTATCATTTAAACATAAAAGGTAAATTTCTTCGGATAATTTTCCGTGGTCTAACTCGGAATCAAATATAACGATTATATTTTTACTATTTTCAACCACATATTTTACTGATTTAATTACGGGGGATTGACCTAAAATTTCTACACAAAAAAATTCCATGTCTTCGTAATCGTCAAATATTCCATATACAAATAAAATATATGTCTTCATACTAAGATATAGTATTTTATTTTTTCTTTAAATTAAGTCTCCAATAAACACCACCACCCAAAAATGGTGATAATGTTCCGTTTGTCCCATCTGGTCCGACTATGTTAGATACCCCGACACCTAATTTATATAGGTGTTTATCATCTTTATCTTTAAGAATAAACCCAAGACCAATTAAATTAACAACATTAGGTTTATCAAATTTTGCATCAACACCAAAATATAATTCATTCTTTCTCGGTAATGGTGTGAATATGGTATCTTTAATGACTTTTTGTTTTACTTTACTTGTGAATGAACGACCTAAAATTCTATTGTTAGATATTGTATCAAATAATGTAACTGTACCGATATTACCCGGTAATTCTAAAATATCCTTTTTAAATTGTTTATTTTCGGAGTATAATTTGACTATAGCTTCTGTATCTACTTTTTGAATAACCTGTACTTCAACTAATTTTTCAACTACAACAGGTACTTCAACTTCCACTTCAACCTCATATGGAATTGTATCATGTACTGCGTACGGTATTGAATCAATTTGTTTTACATATGTAATCCTATTTGGAAGATATCCTCCTGGATTAAAAAATTCTAAAATACATATTAATAATAATATTAATATTAATACGTGTCTGATGTCAAAAATTTTTTTCATGTTTACTTAAGAAGAAATAAAGATGTCATTATTACACCCGCAAAAGTACCAACCTTATAAAGAAAAGTTTTTCTTCGTTGTCCTTTTAATTCTTTAAATAAACTTTCAGATTTTTGTCTTTCTAAACCAAATTGTTCATCTTTTTTAGTGATGATAACCTCCAAATTAGAAATTTTTTGACTTTTGAGACTATCCTTTTGATTTAATAAACCAATATTCTGATCTTTTAAATTGATAACTTTATTTAATTCCACAATCTCCGACTTAGCTCCATCATAACGAAGTAAGTCTTGATAGACTAGTCTAGCAACTTTTGTTGATATGGTTACTTTAGTTGTATCTAATACTAAAACTTTAGTTGTATCTGTTTGCGAATAACTGCTCAAGCTCAACATTACCAATAGTGGTAATAGAATTAACTTTTTCATCTGTTTCGTTTTTAATTAAGGTTATGTTCTTTGTTACATTATTGATATTGCGGTCAACCACATCAATATCTTTATCAATTGTAACGATTTGTTCGGTGATTTTGTGATTTTCAACCTGAACAGAATCTATATCATTTTGGATTAACTCTATTTTTTTATTATATCCATCAACGTCGGTTTTAATTCCGGTTGTTGTAAAAATATTCCAAGCCGCCAAAACGATTATGATTACTAATAAAATGTTGGATTTATTTATCTTCATATCTATCTTTTATTATAAATATGAAGAAAGGGGGTTTTATCCCCCTTTAACCTTTATTTCTTCTTTTTAACAATTTCATCGATAATTCCGTAGGAAAGTGCTTCTTCGGACCCCAGCCATAAATCTCTGGTTGCGTCATTTTTAACTTGTTCTGCGGACTTTCCACAGTATCCACCTAATAACTCAAATAGGGTATCATTGATTTTTTCCCATTCCACCATAGTAATACGAGCGTCTTGGATATTGCCACCAGCTCCTCCTGATGATTGGTGTAACATAGTTCTTGAGAATCTTAAAGACCCTCTTTTACCTTTAGTTCCCGCACCTAACAATACTGAACCCATAGATGCCGCCATACCAGTGTTGATGGTTCGGATGTCTGAAGTAATATACTCCATAACGTCCACCATAGATAAACCTGATTTAACAGACCCACCAGGACTATCAATGTGCATTGTGATATCATTATGGTCAATACTATCTAAGAACATTAATTGAGCTTGTACGATGGTTGACATGTGGTCATCCACACCTCCAGCAACCCAAATGATACGTTCCATCATCAAACGTGAGAATACGTCCATAACGGTTACATTCAAACTTCTTTCTTCTAAAATATATGGGGTTAAACTATCCTCAACTCTTTGGTTATAACGATGTAAGTTTAAAGAACCAACTCCGTGGTCTTTCGCGTAAAGACCAAAATCTTTGTACTGATTAGGTGTCATGATTGTAAATTTAGTTTATTCACAAATATAATGTATAATTTTTAAACTAAGAAATTTTTGTTGTAATAAAATCTACAGATGAAACATTCTCTTCTTTCTTAATCATAATGATATTATCTGACCAATTACGTATTAAAGAATTGTGTGATATGACAAGAATATGGTCAAAATAGTTTTTAATCTTTTTGAAGAATTCTCCCACCATTTCAAGGTTCTCGTCAGCAATTTTACCGAACACTTCATCCATAACCACGATGTTAGGTTTAGGTAATGACGATATCTTTGTTAATACACTACGAAGTGCTAATGAGGATATTGTTCTTTCGTAACCAGAACCCGCATTAAGGGGTTTAACTATACGTGTCTCAGTATCTATCATAATAAATTCAACCTCGTTCTTATCGTTTATATTCATTTCTAAAATGAAGTGACAACTATCAACCAATAAACGATATAATTCTTGATTGATTAATGGAATCATATTTTTAAGAATAATTTTAGATATTCCATTCTTACCATATACCGTTAAGTAAATCTTGAATACTGCAGATAACTCTTCTTCTGATGTAATCTTTTTAATTAAGTCTTCATTAATACCAATCTTATCATTCATGTTTGAAATGTTGTTGGTGTGTCTTTCAATATTAGTATTGGTTTGTCTAATGTCTCCGTTTGCTGTTTCAATCTTTGTTTTAAGGGCGATTACTTCTGAATCAATCTTTTGATTCTCCTCAAGTTTCTTTTTATTATTTTCGTAATTGTCTAATCTTTTTTGTTTACCGTCAATCTCCAATTGTTTTTGTTCTACCTCCAATTCATATCTTTCTTTACGAAGTTTATTTCTTTCGTAATTTTCAAATTCAATTTTTAATTTATCAAACCCTTCAGATTGTTCTTTCAATAAATCAAATTGACTTTGATTTAATTCTATATCTTTAATAATCTCTTCAATTTCCTTTTTAATCTTTTCAATTTCATCCGTATGGTCTACTTCATCTAATGCTCTATTACAAGTTGGACAAACAGTTCCTTCTTCAAATTGTTTAATTAATTTTTCTCTTTGGGTTTTTTCATATTTGCACGCAACATCAATTCCTTGAATATTTGCCATTTCACCTCTTAGTTCTTTGTGTTCTTCTTCATTATAGAATTGAGAAGGTTCTATTACATTAACTCCGTCAGCATTTGTTTGACTGAGGTTTCTTTGTTTTGTTAAATCATCAACTTCTCTTTGTAATAAAACTGGATTAGTATTGATAAGTTCTTTATCTACGTCGTTGTTTCTTTTTAAGAATACTTCGTCTCTTTTCTTTTCTAACTTTTGTAAATCCTTTTCAAACTTACCTAATTCTTTTGTAAGTCTTACAATTTCACTTTCAGAATTGATTATACTTTCCTTATGTGTTTCATTATCAGTTTCTAAACTAATTTTATTATATGTGTTGGATACTAATTTCTTAGACCAATCATTGTACATCTCTTTAGCAATTTCTTCTTTTGCTTTAAGACTTTCTAAACCCATAAACTTTGTTAAAATCTGTCCACGAGCCGTTGGTTTAGATTCAATTAATTCTTCTAAATTATAACCGGTAGTAAGAATGGTTGATAAGAAATCTTCTTGTGTACCAATTGCTGAAGATATAAACGCTTCGGTTTCTCTTCTTTGTTCACCTGATAAGTTTACAATAGAACCGTCTTCGGCTTTCTTAAAAAATTCTAATTCATTTTTAACAGTGTATTCACCTGACTTACTCATCTTACGAGATGTGTTTCTTTCAATAACATAATCTTCACCATCAATTGTGATTTCACCACGAACACTTACGTCATTCTTATCGGTAAACCTATTGAAGATTTCTCCATTGGTTTTTGTTTTAGTGGTTGTATTAAAAAATAAGAACATTAATAAATCTACAGATGATGTGGATTTACCTCCGAAGTTCTTAGGTGTGGATTCAATTACTGTAATGCCGTCCAAACCTGTAAAATCAATAGTATTGTTATCACCAAATGAAAGAAAGTTTGAGAATTCAACTTTCTTGATGTACCATTTGTTATACCTGACCTTATTTTCATTTAATTTATCTATTTGAGTGTTGACCTTATTATCTAATCTTTCCATCAACTCCTCTTTAATAACTATGTTGTTATCCGAAAGAAAATCTTTCATCAATTTCTTTTGATATTGATGATCTAAGATATTGTCAGATGCCTCTAAAGACTCTAAACGTGTTTGATTAACGTTAGTTAAAGTCTTAGTGATTACCTGAACGGTCTTTGCATTATATTTTTTCTCAAAATAAGATTTCACCCTTCTGATTTTTTCAGGGGTGAAATTTTCGGGTACATCTTCCCAAGTTACTTTTATAAATGGATTACTCATTTGTCTTTTTTGTTTTATCTAACCACACATTACCTAATTTAACAAATATAGGATTAATTTCAAAACCCACAAACTCACAATTTAAATCTCTAGCAACAATTAATTCACCACCTGAACCTGAAAATGGTATTAATATTTGTGGAACACTATCTTTAGGTATTGATGAGGATATTAATTTTTTTGTTAACTCATAAGGTTTTTGTGTTGGGTGATTAATAATTTCGTGTTCTATATGATTTTTCTTTTCAGTCGGATGATACGCAGAATCACAATTTGTACAATAGAACCATCTTTCTTTTGCACCAGCTCCTCCAGCCAATGCTGACACTTTAAACACATCTCTTGGTAATGCACCATTATCATGTGCCTTATATGTCGTTTCGGTTTCACCTTTACTAAATCTTCCCTTAGTTGCCCTTCTTTTCTTACCTGCAGCATTTTTTAAAAAAGATTTTGTATACTCTTCTCTAACATCATCAGTATTGAATATCTTTTCTTTCCCTTTCCATAAATGTATAATTGACTCATGTGACCTTTGCCAATCTTTTAATGATGGTGTAGTTTTATTTGTGTAATGCCAAACTAACCATCTTTTAGTTTTATATTCAATGTCAACAAATATTTGTGCTAATATTTCACTAAATCCGTAAATAAAAATTGAACCGTGTGGTTTCAATACTCTATAACATTCAGATATCCATATTTTATTCCATTCGTAATATTCCGACATAACTTGTTTATCGGAGTCATTACCGAAATCCTTACCAATATTATATGGTGGGTCGGCAATAATAACATCAATAGAATTATCCCCTAATTCTTTTATACCTTCAATACAATCTCTTAATATAACTTTATTTGGTAACATTCTATTTTTTTAATTCATATTCATATGTACAAATAATATCCAAATAATCCTCATTAACTTCAAACCATAATTGATTTGACATTGATTTATGAATAAAAAATTTATTGTCTTTTGATTTGTATCCTGAAAACATTCCTTTTTTTCCAAATTTTTCAATCCACTCAATATTTTTAAAATCAATCTTTGATTTTATTAAAGAACCCCATTTAACAATATGTTTATTAGATGTTTCATATGTTAAACATACCAAATATTTTTCAAATGATTCATCTCTTTTTTGTATTTCTTTATTTATTTCATCAATAGTTTTACAAGTTGTTAATCTATATGATGAAAGTTTAAATGTGTTTTTATTTTTACTTTTAATTTTGACCGCCTTTAATGAATTTGGTTCTCCCATAATATTCATATCAAAACCAGACTTATGAGAACCAGATTTCCATAAAGAATCTCTACCACATCTTTCTTCTGCTTTGTCTGCGGTTATTTCCATAATTTCACCTTTTATATTAGTTTTACCTCTAGACCATTTATAAGTCTCAATAGTTTCATCTAATAATGCGTTAGAAAATTCTCTTAATTTTTCTTCTTGGTTCATTACTTAATTCTACTTTCTTCAAAGAACTCAATTATGGTGTTCAATGCCCATACAGAACCGGCGGTAACCATCCCGTCAAAAAATAAATGTAAAAACCAAACAGTTTCAAAATATTGAACTGATAAACTACCTAATGTTAACGACATAAAAAATCCAACCCATGTGGAAGTACACAACGTACAACTAATCAGGTCTCCAAAAAATTTGGAGTGTTTCTTTATCCATGTTCTTTGATTTTCAAAAATTGCTCCCCATACTAAAATTGAGGTCATTCCATAAGCCGCTAATACCCAAAATAATAATATCATAATCATTTTTATTTATAATTAAAATATAAATAAAAGATTCAATAAAAAGAAATATATTGCCGGAAATTATTCATCGTAAAGTGAACCTAAGTCACTATTTTTCATAAATCTACCACGACCCATATTATTAATTGAGTTGGATATTTTATTCAAATCTTCTTTTAATTTTTCATTCTCTTTTGTTAATCTGTTTATTTCTTCCATATTAACAACTTCTTTTACAACCTCAACAATTTTTTCTACAGGAACTTCTTTTATAACTTCTTTCACAACAGTTTTAGTTTTCCCTTCTTTTTTAACTTCCACTTCTTTTACAACTTCAACAATTTTTTCCACTACAATCTCTTTAATAACTTCCTTAATCACCTCCACCGGTACTTCAACAATTTTATCAACCTCTTTAATTACTTCAACTTCTTTAATTACTTCAACCGTTTCTTTTATTCTATTACCATATGGTGTTTCCCCATATTTCAACAAAGAAAACCCTCTTGCGAAGGTTTCTTTTGCTAATTTATCTATGTTGTCTATGTTATTTAATTCACAATATTGAATAAACTCACTATCCAAGATTAACGTGCTCTTCGGTTTCATTTTCTATATCTTTGATATCGTTTATTCTAAAGTGTAAGAAGGGTTGTTCATTTGGTAAATCATGAAATGTATATTCATTTGTTTCAACATCGTATATTCCATACCCGTGATGTTTTACCGTCTCACCAAAATTTTGTTGTATGAGACTACCAACCATAATTGCATGACCTCCGTTTGGTAATGTGAATTGTTGTCTCTTGTGAATATCTCCACATAATAATAAATCCAAATCAACAAAGTTTAATTGGTCATAGGCATCTTCAAACTCATAACCTAAATCGGTTGACAATCCCATAATTGGTCCGTGAAATAAACCAACAGTTATTTTGGTCTCGTCTTTCGTAAATTCGGGACGTGAGTTATGTTGATATAGTGAATACACTACCCATTGTATATTTTCATCTATATAATCACCACTATCTTTATAATAAGCAATATTTTCATTATCTAATAAATCTACCACAGGGCTAATACTATCTAATCGTTGTGTATTATTCTCTAAGAAATCATGATTACCCGGTATAATTACTACATTACCCAAATGAGATAATTCTCTAAGAAACCAACTTGTTAACATCAGTTGTTCATTTGATATATTAATCTTTTGATGTGCGATATCTCCAGCAACAACGATTCTTATATTATCCCAAGTTAATCCTTCTTCAACCCAATTCCAATGATGAACTCGTAATTCACTTAATAACTTTTCAAATTGTTCTTTATACAAATCATGCATTTGAATTGTACGAATATGTAAGTCGGCAATGTGTATTATTTTCTTGACCATCTTGAAATGTATTTTGATAAATCCATAGTAAGGATTGCGTTATTAATTTGTGGGGGAACTTTATATTCAACAAATGTTGCGTCATCTTTTAATAAAACAACAACATTACCTAATAATTTAATATCTTGGTATTTTGTTCCTTCTAACATTTTACGTAACAATCTTCCATATAATGGTAATTGTAAATAGTAATGACCTAGTGCATTATCGTGATAATTGTTGAATGGTGGATATAGTTTACCAGTATAATGATGTACCTCAAAATTCTTAGGTTGGTTTGTTTTCCAATCTGTAATAACAAATCCAAATCCATCTTTCTCTTTGTTTTGCATCAACCATACTTTATCAGGTTGTCCTGTGTATTGTTCAGTTGGGTCACCTAATACAATCTCCGTATCTAATAATATCCCGCCTCTTTCTAACATTAAATCAAGAAATTGTTTGCCGGCACTAATCATATTATCACTCTTACGTTGTTGTTCTTCATTGATAGTGAATATAGGTTGTCTAACTTCTTTGTAGTTATCAAAACGACCAATCAATTCAGATTCCAATTCAAAGTGAACACGACTACCCATATTTGTTGATAGGTCACCAGCTTGTCTCCATTCAGCAAGTAATTGAGCTTGACCTTCAGGGTCACCTTTGGACATCTTTAGTGCCATACCTTCAGCATCAAATGGTTTATGAAATTTCTTAACGATTTTAGATACTGATGGAAAGTTCTTTTTTATTTCACCATCAACATCTTTCATATAGTAAATGTGTTCTTCTTCTATAAATGTTAATTCTAATTCTTTTCTTCTTTTTTCTAATAAATCATTAATTTCTAACGATACGTCTTTTAAATTCATTTTTATTCTATTTGTTTCATTTTATATTCATTTAAGTTTCCCTGTAAATCGGCAATATCTTTATCTCCCTCCAATTTAATACTCCACACCTTACCCATCAACTTACCACAATTTAATTTATGATATAATTTTTCTTGATCGCCATATGCGTCAGGGTCTAATACTATAATTATTTTTTTTGCCTTTTCATAAAGTGTCATAAATAAATGTTCACTCATAAATTTTCCTAACATTGGTATTGCGTTTGGTATAAAAATACTATCAAATGCACCTTCAACGATATAGACGGGTTTAGTCCAATCAATTAAATATTCATTGAATATTATAAGTTCCTTTTGTGCTTCAGGATTTTTATATTTAAATTTTGTTTTCATTAAATAAGACCTAGCAATAAAATAATTTAATCTATTATTTTCATCATATGAAGGAATTATTATTCTATTCTCATATAATCCTGTTGCACAAAAACCAATGTTATATATTTGTAACATCAAATCAGTGATGTTTCTATTTTTAATATAATTGTACGCCTGTTTATATCCAGGTGTCAATTTCATTCCAAATGAGGCATCTTTAAATGAAACAAATTCTTTAGGTAATTTAACTGGTTTATACGTTCTTTTTGATATATCTTCATCATCTTCAGGTTTCAATAAAAGATATTTCTTTAATTGCCTTGGATTACCAAATTTCTTAATTAATTTAAATACTGAACCGTGTGTTCCATGTGTTTCAGCACATACCCAACATTTATAAACACCATATTTGTAATTGACTTCAAGATTTCCTTTCCCATCACCGTGGTCTAACCCTTTTATCTCATGTGAACATATTGGGCAATCAAAAGATACTTGGTGTCTATAGTCATTGTGATTCTTATAGTCACCAAACATATCCTCTAAAATCTCAAATACCGCGGAATAGTCAACTTCTTCTTGGGTGCTCATTTAGATAAAATACAAAAAATAAACGATAATAAAAAATAGTGAGCAAAAAATTGGGGCGAGAACACCACCTCTCGCCCCTCCAACCAAACCTGTATTTCTACAGGTCCCGTCCTATTAATAAATATAGGTAAGTTATTTTCAAAAGTAAAATATTAGTTGCCCAATATTTTATACTACCGCCCTACCTTTCATATTTTCCCAATCCCTATTAACTCTTACAGTGTTATTAGTGTCATTTGTGGATTTTAAAACATTATTTAAGGTACCTAATTGATTTGATAATGATATTAACGCAGATAAATCTTTTGGAAAACAATGACCTCCAAAACCATAATCACCATCATGACCAGGTACTGACCAATGTGAATGACCTAATCTTTCATCGTGAATTGCGTATTCAACTACTTTATCGTAGTCAATATTCAGTTTTTCACATAGTTGGTATATCTCATTTGCAAAAGATACTTTAACCGATAAGAAAGTATTAATAAGGTACTTTACCATTTCAGCATGTGTTGAATCTGTTTTAATGATTTCCGCCTTAGGAAAAACCTTACTGAATACTTGTTTTAGTTTAGTTGTCGCAGTCCTCGGTCCTCCTAATATTATTCTATTTTGATTTTCGTAATCATCAATTGCATTACGTTCCGTTAAAAATTCAGGATTAAAAGCAATCGTAATATTCTCATATTTTGAGTTTAATCCATCTGTGGTACCAGGCGTTATTGTTGATTTAATAACAACAATTTTATTTTTTGAGGTGTCGTTAATTTTTTTAATTACTCCTTCAACAATATCAATATTACAACTACCGTCTTGATTCATCGGTGTTGGTAGACATACAAATATAACTTCTGATTTTTCAATTAAATCAGTTTCAGATGAATTACTTTTAGTTTCATCTAAATCGTATGTTAAAACATTATAATAATTTTTAAACTTTTGGTATATTGCGTTACCAACAAATCCTTGTCCTATTATTCCAATAATCATTTTATGCAGTTTGTTTGTTCATGTTTACATATCCGATAACACAACATGCAGCATCTGCCATATCGTAGTTCTCTTTTTTAAGGTTACCTGTTTTTCCATATAACCAATTAACATCGGGACATACACTATTAACGTGTTCCCAAATAACATGTTTCTTATCAATATCTTTTGGGTACCCACCGAATAAAACATTACGTCCTTTATCATTTGGACCAACCAAATCGGGAAATGCAAATTTTCTTGAGTTGTACGTTGAGATAAACGTTGGTAACACTCCTAATACATCGTAACAATTCTTTAAAATTAAAGTGTTATAACGTAATAACGTTCCGATAGTGTAAATGTTATTTGATTGTAATAAAGGTTCCTCAATGACGACACGGAGAATTCCCATGTCTTTATAACCCTCTAAATGTTTTTTAAACGCATCCGCTTTTTTAATCAACTCTTCAATCTTATCTACAGGTTGAGGTTTTATTTTAGGGGAAAAATGAGTTAGTTCTAATAATTTAGAACCTGATATATCAAATAAGGCAAATCCAATAACTTTAGTACTGATATCAAGACCTAAAATTTTAGGTGTATTTTTTAATTTAATTAACTTGTCATTCATAATATTTCCATTTATATCCGGCCGCTGTTTTTATTTTACCTAAACAACATTCACCAATGTGATTATTTTTATACTCTTTTTTTGCTTCCGAAATTGATTCCCATATTTTTATTTTTTTACCATCCAAGGTTAACTGTATGATTTTTCTTTTTTGATGTGAATGGGAATTTGATATTTTTTTACCATACTCTTCGTCATATTTTCTTCCTTTATTTGGTGAAACTCTACCCTTCGTAGATAAAGATAGATTTTTTCTGTGTAAAAGTGAACGCTCTTTTCCATTATTTAAATGTGGAATTGGTTTACCTTTTTTTGCCAATGAAATATTTTTTTTTGTTTCCTCAGATCTTTTTTTTCCCTTATTATTTTCTGAAATTCTTTTTAATTGTTCGGGTGTCCATTTTCTTCCTAACGCACTTGGTGGATTTTCTCCTCCTTCTGATATATTTGTTAATTTACAACCAATAGATTTATAATATGAAATATAATGTTTTTCCCAAAATTCCCAATTACATTCATCAACTTCATCTATTATTAATAATTCTGGTTTGTTATTATTTTCTAGTAAAGAAAATATCCATTTATCTTTATAACTTATTTTTTTATTACTGTCCTGTAAATGTTTTCTATAACGAGATTGTGGATTAATACTTTTACCAATATATTTTAATTCATTTTTTGATTTATCAACTAAACCATATATATATACTTTTCTCATACTAATAAATATATGAAAAGTGTGAAGAGGATATATTTTGTAGTAATATCTAACCCAAATATTAGAAATCTAATTTAACTGATAAAACTTGAGTACCTAATCTCTTAATCGGTAACGGAGCCTTTGCAACAACTAATGGTTCTTTATTATCATTTAACAATTGAACTTCAGTTATAACCGGTGTACATGAACTACACGTTGGGTTTTGTGATGTTACAAATGCGTTTGACGGTAGGTTAATTAAAAAATTCATTTGTTCAATATCGGTAGCTCTAACTAACCTAACACTACCAGGGAATGGTTGTTCGTCACCAAATTGAGGTTGTGTTGTTGAACTTGTTGTACCTAAATAATCTGTACCAACACTTGTCATATGTGTTTCTAAATTGAAGGTTGTTGCTCCTGAATAATCTGAATATTTAATTGTAAATGTTGTTGCTAACAAATTATTTTTAGTAAACACTCCATTAATCTGTGAGGTGATATCAATATATTTCCAACCATCTGGTGATGGTAAAGATGTAATATTTTCAACTCTTTGGATTAACGCAAATATTTTGTTTGCAACAAGTCCGTTTGATACGTCGTTTAAACTGGTCTTTAAAAAATTAAATTCATCACCAAATTTAAATGAGATTTGTGATGGAATTGCAGGAAAACATCCGTCTTCAGTACCTCCTAATCTAACTTTATTAAAATAGTTACAAGGTAATGCATTAATCGTTTGATTTGATGTAAAGGTCATCATGTATGTTAACCAAACAGTTTGACCTGTTGTACTTAACATTGAACTATTTCCTACTGTATCGCTTGGTGTTGCATACACTTTTGGTGCAGGTAACGTATATTTTCTATTACTTCTGTAATCTAATGTTGCAACCAATTCTTGGTCGTCAAAAACCACTATTTTATTATTGTAAAATACTTTACCTACTCTAACATTAGTCTCATCTAACAAATATCTAAATGGTAATGTAGAAGTTGCATTTTTTGTTGATTTAACATAGTAGTCTATAGAATCCATAGTAAATAATGCTCCGATAGTTGTTCCTGTACTTCTATGATATAATAAAAATGGTATATAAACTTCAAAATAATCTAAATCGGTTATTAATTCATCATCATTATCAGTGGCTACATTGTTTGTAATTCCAGTACTAATATAGTCATCATATTTAAAAAATCTTTCTGGATCATTAATAACATCACCCAATTCAGAATAATGAATAATTGCAACACATCTTTGTTCAGATGGTAATAATTCAATTACTTCATCATATGAATTTACAAAACTTGTTCCGTAATTTTCATTAGTGAAATCTGGTATTGATATACTTGAAGTTGATAATCCCGAAAATGGTACAAATGTTTGTCCTGTACTCGTATATCCTAATCTTTCTTTAGTTGATACAAATACATTACTTGTATAACCTGATAAAGTTTCATCGCTAGTAGTTCCTCCAATTGGTTGTTGTGTCCAAATTGTATTTAATGTCCAAGAATTTAATTGTTGTGATGGGTCAATTGGTGTTGGTAAACATACTGAAGCAATTTCACTTTCAATTGAATACTCCAATTCACATTCATTAGATATAACGGTTCCTGTTAAACTTAGTGAACCAGTTAAATTTGGTAAGTTTCTATCTAATGTTAATACATTACCAGATTTATTCGTTACTTTATAAACGAAACTATTCAAACTTGATTGTATTGTTGCAGTTTCACCATATAATTCACCTAACGTCAATGTAACATAACTACCACTTGCAAAATAACTTCCACTAGCCGACGTTGGTATTGTTATTGTGTTACTTCCATTAATTGAACCTGAGGTAATTGTGAACGTTTCACATTCAATTGTTGTATTGTTTGGTATGTAATTTGAAACAAATCCCGCAGGTCCCATTTCATTTTTTATAGTGTATAATGTAGATTGTTGTACAGGATTTCCATATGTACTACTATCACTTGAATTTAACTTTAAAGGATATTTTACACCCGTTTCTTTATCAAACGGTGAGAAAACTTTTTCGTTTGGTTGAGTTCCTCCTGTATATGATGAAAACGCCGTTGAGTAATCAAATTCAGAATCCCCGACTTGGAAATAATTTATTTGAAAGTCACCCTTTGCAATTGCCTTTCTACCTTTTTGGGTGATTCTTGCTGATAAGTATTGTGCGTTATCGTTGTTTAAAAAACTCATATGTTATAAATATCTTTATTTAATTTTGTTTTATTAATCTCCTAAATCGTAATTTAATAATATAATGTTGTTTACTTTAATTCTAATATTATCAATCTCATCTGATCCACCACTACAATTACTTCTATATCTTGCATACATATCTTGAACAAATGTACTGCCTGTTGGTGTCCATGTTGTATATGTCGTTCCATTTATACTATATTCCACAGTTGTATCTGGAGTTACAGGTCCACTTGTTCCATTAAAAGTAAATGTTACAGTTGAGACACCGGCATTATATGGTGTACTACCATCTTGGCAATATTCATTTAAAGGTGTTCCCTGTCCTATAGTTGCGGTTATACTTACAACATTACCCGCAACACCCGCCCCTCCACCAGAACCTCCAGCGGTAATACAATCAGGACATGCATTGGTTCCTGTAAAATATCCATCCATGTATATTGGTGCTGTTTGAGTATATTCAAAATAAAATGGTTTTGCTTTATATGTCGTTTTAGTTGTAACTCTTCTACATACATTATCATCTAAATCTGTGGTAATAACGTCATTTACCGCCACATCGTCATTATCCGTCCAAATAGGTGACATATATTGATCTATTACACCATCACATCTTGTCGTTTCCATCATATAATATAAGTCACAACTATTACAATTTGCAATAGAGCTTCCGTTCAAAACAATACCCGGAGGTACCGTTAACGTAGCAAAAACACTATTTACCAATGGACCGTCATATCCACCAATCATACTTCCCCATGTTACACAATAACTATCTAATACATTTCCATTTTGGTCATATTCAATTACAGGGTAAATTGAACCCGAAACCATTACCGGCGCACTTAAATTATTCGCATAAGCTACATTTTCTGCACCTGATCCACATACTGTCACAGTGTAACCACTATATGTAAATCCTGCAAATTCACCATATATACAATCATAACATGTCCCATCAAATGGAGATATTCCATCAAGATTTATTGTCCAATTTTCAGTTGGTGAAATCTCAATAACTGACCAACAATTATCACCAATGTCATAAACTGTTCCTTCTGTGATTTCAGCGGAAGACCTACCAATTGCCGATGGTACATATTCCTCCCCGAATCCACATGGGTCGGAATAATCCATAACTAAACTTTGCATTCCCCAATCTATTGTTTCATAATATTCCGCCACCATTGCTTCAGTCATACAAACATCAATAATTAACTGAGGACCAAATGGAAATTTAGTGACTTCTTTTCCTGCATATCTTAAATCACTACAATCACCTAAAGCATAATAATAATATGTTGCGTCAGGTATATTTTGAATTGTTAAAAATCTGTCTGTTCCGTCACAAGTTCCAGTTGAACTCATTTTTATTACCTTAGTGGTATCAGAAACTGTGTATACTGCTCCTGTTAATAAACTAGCTCTAGTTACTCCCGTTGCAAGGGCCGTTCCACTACAAGATGCACTACTAACACTGGTACATTCATATAAATTAAATGGACCTGTTACTGTTGTTGCGGTTATTGTTATTGTAATTTGAAATGACATATATTATTTATAACTTTTTATTTTTTAATCGCACGCACATCCCGTACCGGTATATGTTTTTATTTCATAATTTGCTGGTGACGTATATTGAATACCATTAAGTGGTGAGAAACAATTGCCTTCAATTGTTATACCTGATGGTGCACTACCACTAAGTGCTACCGAATATATCGGTGATACACCTGAAGTTGGTCCTGTACATCTAACATAATCATAATAGGATTCTGGTATAGGAGTTACGGTAGGTCCTGGAGTTGGGGTAGGTGGGTTTGAACAAGAAGTACAAGATGTTTGTGCTGTTCCGGTTTGTGCTGAACCATCTCTTTTAAACTCTCTTTCATCCGTTCCATTAGACACCCAAAAAGTGTCATCATTTGTCATATCACCATATACGTTACCGTATGTGGGTGATGATAAACCTAATACCTTAGTTAAAGTACATAATGATGTACCTCTAACTGTTACATTTACTGCCGCATATTCACCACCGCTACAAGCTGATGGACCATTATTTAAACTCACATAACCACTAAATGTAGTTTCAAATGGAGTAGGAGTTGGGTCTGGTGTTACAGTTGGTGTTGCAGTTGGTGTTACGGTTGGATTCGGTGTAGCGGTTGGTGTTGGTGTTACGGTTGGATTCGGTGTCGGTGTTGGTCCCACCGCAGTTGCGGTTGGTGTTACCGTTGGTGTGCTAGTAGGATTTGGTGTTGGTGTTGGTAACGTATTACCATAAACTGCACTACCATTGAAATCACAACCCGGTGTTGGTGTTGGTGTAGGTGATGGTGTTGGTGTAGGAGTTGGTGTATTAGTTGGTGGTGGTGTTGGTGTTAAAGTTGGAGTCGCTGTTGGTGTGGCTGTTGGTGTAGGTGATGGGGTCGGAGTTGGTGTAGGTGTAGGGATACCAATAATACAAATACTTAATGGTGGATTATCTATACAAACTCCTTTAAAACGTATTTGTATTTTCTTAGTTAATGGTGATGGTGCTGTGAATGTATAACCAGTACTTGCGGTTAAACCTGTAATACCATCTCCTCTCGGTACGTCAACTAAAAACGGTGTTGTTGATATTTCACTCGCACTACAATTTTGTCCATAAATTCCCGTATTATCAGTTACCGAATATAAATCAAAGGGACCACAACCGGGACCTACTTCATCATGATTAACAAAAATTTTAGCAACAAACGACATAATAGTTTTTTTTAAAATCCAGACACATATAATGCACTTGGGTTATCATCAAATTCACAACAATAGATACAATCTGAATAGTATTCTTTTTCGTGTATGTTTATATTTTCAATAACATAGTTACCTGTTACGTTATCGGTTATTCTTACCCAAAACTTTAAATTATTGTATTGATTTGGAAAAACTTCAGGATTTCTTTGATTCGGCCAATTTGTTGGATTATAATATGAATCAATTGTTGTACCAGAAAGATTCAAAGTATTGGTTGTATTATTATTAGAATACGTTTGCCAAGATGTAACACTATTAGGTGTTGCACCCGTTTTAAACTCAACTTTATAGTTGGTACTAAAACCCGTTATATCATGTAATCTAATAACTAATCCCATATTCCAATAAATAGTGTTATCTATAAATTAAATAAAAAACCCCTTATAATAAAGGGGTTTTAATATTGTTATTTGTTTAAATAAATTATTCACAATCGGAACAATCAACATTTGTGGTACAAGGTGTTGCGCAAGGCACTGATGTCATTAATCCAGAGTCAGAATCTATTTCTGTACCATTTCGTACACATACTGTTCTAGAAGAACCTGGTCCAACAAGCAATGAGGATAAAACATTATCTAAACATCTATAATATGTGAATGTTATACCACCATCGTCTCGTCCTCCCTCATTATAAACCGTATAACATTCACAAGGTAATACTGGTTCAGATGTGGCCCAAGCTATTTGAGTTGTACAAAATCCACCACTTTCGGAACCTGTACTTGTAATTGTTCCTCCTGTTATTGAATCCGATAAACCTGTTGCGGTGTATCCAGTTGTAAGTACTGCTCTTGTTATTCCTGATGCAATAAAAACTCCGTTTAGTGCTCCACCACTTGTTGTGCCTGATATACTATAGTTACCAGATTGTGTGGTTCCTGATGTTGCTGCCGTTAATTTAAATGTTATGTTCATATGTCTTATTTCTTTTTATAAATATCTAGTTATTTTAATTATTTTTACTAACACTCCAAACAATCACCATTTGTAGTACATGGGCCTGGACAAGGCACTGATGTCATTAATACGGAGTCAGAGTCTATATCTGTACCATTTCGTACACATACTGCTCTAGAAGACCCTGGTCCAACACTCAATGAGGTTAAAACATTATCTACACATCTATAATATGTGAATGTTATGGCACCATCGTCTCGTCCACCCTCATTATAAACCGTATAACATTCACAACTTGAAGGGTTAGGTGTTACCGTTGGTGTACTTGTCGGTAATGGTGTATTTGTTGCAGTTGGTTCTGGTGTTGGTGTTGCTGATGGACAAGTTACACAAGCCTCTTGTGGATATGCTCTATTAGATGATCCGAATTTACGATAATATCTTGATTGTCCCGATCCTTCACTTAACCAGAAATACCCGTTTATATCAATTTCTGCTTGAATAATGGTACCTTCAATATAACTATTAGCTTCGCACATTGTTCCATAAAATCCATTAAATTGATATGCAAAGTATGGTGTAAAGCTTCCACCATTACACGCATCATATCCACTATCTAAACTAACATATGCCGTAAATGAAGTTGGTGGTATTGGAGTTAGTGTTGGTGTACTAGTAGGTTCTGGAGTTACCGTTGGTGTACTAGTAGGTTCTGGAGTTACCGTTGGTGTGCTAGTTGGATTAGGTGTTACAGTTGGTGTACTGGTTGGATTAGGTGTTACAGTTGGTGTACTAGTAGGTTCTGGTGTTAGTGTTGGTGTACTAGTAGGTTCTGGTGTTAGTGTTGGTGTACTTGTCGGTAATGGTGTGTTGGTTGCAGTAGGTTCCGGTGTGCTAGTTGGTAATGGTGTATTTGTTGCTGTTGGTAATGGTGTATTAGTTGGTAATGGTGTTGGTGTATTAGTTGGTAATGGAGTTGGTGTGCTCGTTATAATAGTTAAATCCACATCAAAATCACAATTCGGTAATGGGGTTGGTACCGGTGTGTTGGTTGGTAATGGAGTTGGTGTACTTGTTATAATAGTTAAATCCACATCAAAATCACATACTGGTGTTGGTGTTGGAGTTACAGTTGGAGTCGGTGTTGGAGTTGGTGTAAATGTTGGTTCTGGTGTTGGTGTTAGAGTTGGTGTTGCAGTTGGAGTTACAGTTGGGTCAGGCGTAGGTGTTGGTGTTACAGTTGGATTAGGGGTTACTGTTGGTTCAGGAGTTGGAGTGCTAGTAATTATTGTTAAATCCACATCAAAATCACATACTGGTGTAGGTGTTGGTAATGGAGTTACTGTTGGTTCAGGAGTTGGAGTGCTAGTAATGATTGTTAAGTCTACGTCAAAGTCACACGCTGGTGTTGGTGTTGGAGTTACAGTTGGAGTCGGTGTTGGAGTTGGTGTACTAGTTATTATAGTTAAGTCTACGTCAAAATCACATACCGGTGTTGGTGTTGGGGTAACTGTAGGAGTTGGTGTAGGAGTTGGAGTGCTAGTAATTATTGTTAAATCAACATCAAAGTCGCACACTGGTGTTGGTGTTGGAGTTACAGTTGGAGTCGGTGTTGGAGTTGGTGTACTAGTAATGATTGTTAAATCCACATCAAAGTCGCACACTGGTGTTGGTGTTGGAGTTACAGTTGGTGTAGGAGTTGGAGTTGGTGTACTTGTTATAATTGTCAAATCTACATCAAAGTCACATACTGGTGTTGGTGTTGGTGTTGGTGTTGGAGTACTAGTAATAATTGTTAAATCCACATCAAAATCACATACTGGTGTAGGTGTAACAGTTGGTGTTGATGTTACCGTAGGAGTTGGTGTAACGGTTGGTGTTGGTGTTAAAGTAGGTGTTGTTGTTGGAGTACTAGTTGGTACTGGTGTTGCAGTTGGTGCTGGTGTTGCAGTTGGTGCTGGTGTTGCAGTTGGTGCTGGTGTTAACGTTGGCGTACTAGTTGGTAAAGGAGTTGGAGTACTAGTTGGTAAAGGAGTTGGGGTTGTATATAAAAAAGGGCTATTACAATCACGTGCTTCTAAACATTCTGTATTTCCGTTATAAGTTCTCGTTAAGGATTCTACTGTTGGTGGTGTTACGTAACATGGGTCTTCGGTATCAAATGGACCACATACAGAATCAATATAGAATTGTTGTGTCTTTAAATCAACTCCATTATTTTTTACATATTTGTGTTGTAAAATAAATTGTTGATTATTAATACCATTGAATAAAATTAAATTTGTTACCGATTGAGAGACATTTATATTAAAATATAAATCCGCGTCACAATACTCTAAATTAACTGAAATTACTTCAAATAGTTCTCCGTTTTTAGAAATTAAATAATCACCATAATCGTAATAATCCTCATTATGATTACAACAAGGTTCAATAGGTGTTTCAGGTTTTACTTGTAATTGCTCAGCATATCTATTGTCAATAAAATGACTTTTAGTTCTAACAACTTCATTACCTGAAATATCTTTATTTGTATAAATCCTTAATTTTGTTGTCGGTAAAACTTCAATCTCAATATTCGTACCTCCTGTAATTGGTCTAACTGTTACAACATTCTTTTTTATTGAAGCTAAAGTATCTTTAGATGTTACCGTTAAACCTGTTGTATTGTGTAATTGACTATAATCATTTTCTTCACTAAAATTTACAAATTGTTGATGTGTAAATCCTGTTAGTGAATTTTGTGTGACTGACATTAAAACATCACCAGGTATAATGTCCTTTACTTGTTTTGTTGTACCATTATTTAAAACAACATATGTGTCATATTTTAATCCATAATCATATGAATTTCTATATTCAATATTTGGAACAACTGTAAAACCAAGATTATTTACATTTATATCGTCTTCAATTAGTCCTGTTGTTGATGGATTATCTTCATGTAGGTATTCTACATATTGTAAACTTAATCCATTAATTCTAACTTTCAAGTTACAGTTAGCTGCGTCTGTGAATAATAAATCAATAACGTCGTCTTCTTCAAATCCTAAAATAATACTACCACTATTACTACCAACCAATGGTACAACACTAACATTTGTATTTGTAAAATTATCTATTTTATAATAATCACTGAAAGTATCTTTATGGATATATACTGATGGGTATGAACCAATTGAACCACTTTGAATAAATTGTGTTGTTCCTGTAATGTTGAATACAATATCTGCGTTTAGTTTACAATCAGTTCCTCCAGTATAAATCACAGGTAAATTATCGTTACATATTGTTGTAAATTCAACATCAATTCCACAAGAAGATGTTGCAGTTGGGGTTGTTATAAATCTATAATCAAAATAATCATTTACAGAACAATCATATGTGTCATTTTTTATTGAATTGAATTTAACTTTTTCAATTCCATCTACGTCAGTAAAAAATTCATACTCAATTTTCTTTTTTGGTAATATTGAACCAGTTAAAGAACTTATAGTAGTCCCTGTATTAAAAGAATTATATGATGATGTGTATTGATTAAAAAGTGTTTTACCTGTATAATCTATTTCAGTATATAGTGAGCCTGTCACTATTATACTTTTATCAAAACCTGGATAGTTACCTAATTCACCATTTATGTTATCAATAACATTTACCAATGCATTTTGCCATAATGTTTTTATTGAACCTGTGTCAGGACTAACATGATTTTTATAATCACATATTAAAGGTAAACTACCTGTTATAGTTGTATTACCCGTTAAACCAGTTATTATAAATGAATTAAATAATTTTGCACTACTACCTCCATTAGTTGTTCCACTTATAGTTACCGACGCACCACTATACGTTGTACCGTCAATTTCAACTACAGGATAATAAACAAAACTAGGCACTTGTATAAGTCCTCTAAAATTTTGATATAATCCTGAATTATCTTCTCCACCGGCAAGTAATGTTTCTAAATCTTCTTCAATTGCATTTTCAAAATCAGGATATAATTCTTCAACGAATTCTTTTGGTTGACATCCGTACTTATATTGATATTTTGAACGACCGAACATACCATTACTAACTAAATTACCTCCAGTCCACAACGTTGTTGCTGGTATGAATTGTTCCAAAATTTGAACCCAATATGGGCTCATTTTATTGATGAACTCATTTATGTCTATTAAATTATAAGGTGTAAATTCAGTACTATTAATATAGTCTTCATAGATTTTCTCTAACTTAATATAATTTTTTCTATACTTAATTGAATGTGAATTTCTTATTTGTTGATTAATTGTTTTTTCAACAAATTCTGCGAAAGACATTTCTTGTGTTTGACCTGATGTAAGTGTTCCAAAATTTAATGATAAATTTCTTGACTTACGATGTATATCATAATCAATACCTTGTGAAGGTGAAATAAAAATATTAATATTTTTTCTACCTAAAATATATGGTGAGACATCGTCAATTAAGTCTGTTTGGTCATTGTCAATTTCAGATTGTAATTCGTAACCAAAATCTAAACCAGGTAATGTTCTATATAAATCAAAATAATCTTCACCATACGTATATGGTTTATTTTTTGTTACAATATTTTTTGTCTTACCTGTTGTAGTTGAATTATCTTCATCTATCATTAATGATGAACGATGTTGTAATGTTAAATCATACCAACCAGAACCTTTTTGAAAGAAGTAGTCTCCCGTAGTTCCCGTAATTGCTCTTGGTGAGAAAGACTCTTCCTCAACAGGATAACCTGCTCTATCCAATATTGTTGAACCTGTAGTTGTTTTTGATGTATATGTGTATCCTGAAAGTGTAAATTCTTTTGTTGTTGTTACTCTTGTTCCTGATATTAAATCATATATATCACTTTCTAAATCAAATGACTTAGGTAATGAGGTTACTTTATAAATGAATTGGTCAATTTGTATTAATGGTTCTGGTGCACCTAAGAACTTTAAGAAAAATTCAATAGATTTTCTAGTTCCTTTTGATTTATATAAGTGAACTAAATTAACCAACAATCTTCTATAAAATTCATACTCAGCATCAGTTGCTGATATTGGTGAACCGACACCTCCATATTGTGTGTCTACTTTTGTATATAATAAATCGTCAAGTGTTTTACCTTCAAGTAAATTAACACTTTCTAATCCTAAAGTATTTGCTAAATTTTTTAATAAGATATCAGGTAGATTATTAACACCATCATAACTTACATTTCTCATGTAAGCAATATTATCTATGAACTTTTTTACTTTATCAAATGACTGTCCGTATAATTGAAAAATTGATTCCGCTTTTTTATCTTCAGTATCAAATTCAAATAATTGAGGTGATGTTAAAAATCTTACAAATAAATTTGATTTATAATCATCAATTTCATTTGCAATATCAATTAAATCCTCAATATATGTTTCGTAATCCAAACCTACAATTTGTAAGTTCCAATTATCTTTACCCGACACCGGCCAATTGTGTTCAACAAAAATTATTTCAGTTTTTGAACCGTCAAACGTATCTCTTGGCACATTAAAACTTGCGGTATAAATCGGTGTTGTTTCTCTATTTAAAAGACTTGATTCTAAATCATCTAAACCTAAGAAAAACTCTTCGGTAACACCATTATTTGGTCTTATTAAAATACTGTCACTATATTGACTAACTCCATTAAATGGATTACCTTTTACTTTTAATGTTGATACATTATCAGTATTAGGTTCTGTATATGTTAAAACATCATATGTAATATTATCAATATGTAAAACATATTTTTTATATGATGAATAAAAATTTCTTAATGGATTTTCAACTACAACCTCAACATTGGTTAACGGTTTTTGAATTAAAATATCAAATGGGTTGTATAACATACCCGATTCAAAACTAAATAATGTTGTATCTGTTAATACATCATATTGTATATTAAAAGCAGTAAACCCGCTTACGGTTACAAAACTATCTTTATCAATTGTAATACCAGCTGGAAATTTTTTTATTATATTTTTAACCGAAACGTAAATTCTTTGATTTAATGAACCAAATAATGATTTTGCAGCATCTTTCTTTTCACCCTTAAATTTTATTTCCTTTTTTCTTGGTGTTTTTGCTGACTTTAATTCTCCAGTTTCAGTTTCACCTTTTAAATCATCTAACGTTAAAAAGTCCGAAAATGGATTTGTTTTAAATGTTTTCGGGTCACGTTGAATAATTGGATTATCTAAATTAAAGTTCGTATTAGTCAATTGACCAGTACCAGTGGTGATTTGAACACCTACTAAATTATCACTGAACGTATCAGCACCACTTGCAGCTTGACTAGGAACTTTTCTTCTTGCCATTAAACGTTTGTAATTGTATCAAAATCTTGACTTTCGTCTATATCTGGTCTTTCTTCTCTGATTTCAAATAATGATTCGTTAAGATCATCTTTAATTTCAAATAAGTTATATTGTTTATAGATTGAGTTATTATTGTTGTTATCGTAAATCGTGTAAATACCTCTCGCAATGTCCTTACTTTGATTACCGTAAAGTGCATGTGCTAATGTAGATGAATCATGTTCTACCATTTCAACCTCAATAGTTGTTGGGTTGAAATAGGTATTTGTTAAAATAATCTTTTGAGCGGGACTACCTATAAACGGAATTGTATTCGGTTTATTTGATGGTGCGGAAGATGGTGTTATTGTTAAAAACATCAAATTACTTGCATTTTCACTATATTGGTATCTAACTGATTTTTGAGTACTACTTGATAAGTTAGCGGTAACGGGTGTACAATAAAAAGACGATGTTACAACTTTATAAAAATTAGGTATTTTTTGATTGGTTAATGAATTAATATACTCAATTCTATATCCAACTAAACCCTGTGGTGTAAATTTATTTCTATCACCTGATGGTACATTAGATAAGTCAATTACAACTCCTCTAACTGATGGTAATGAAGCTAAAACTCCACAATCCGTAATTGTTGTTCTAATTTGTTTTGGTCTGATGTGAAGTGTATATATACCTAAATCCGTAAAATCATCTGCGGATAGTTTTAAATTATACATTCCACCCAAAATTTCAACATTCTGTGCTTGATTATCGTTTGTCGTTCCTGAATTATGATAAACAGGTGTCAAGACACTAATTGATGTTAATTTTTTTAACGTAACAGGTGCGGTTGTGGTTCTACCTGAGACATAATGATAGAATATATCCACATCATCTGGTGATACATCCGCCGGTCTAACTATCCCATAAGATCCAATTGCCATATTAAAATATTTTTAATTCTTCTTCGTTTATTGAACATTTAGTTCTTTTTTTTACATTTTCTTCCCAAGGAATAAATTCTAAGTTTATAATATTACCAATAATCCATGGACTTATCTTTTGTTTAAATCCCTCAACAATTGAAAATTTATGATCTAAATGATAATTTCCGTCCACCCCAGATACTCCTCTTTTATTAAAATTTAATAAGTTGTGGATTGGTTGTTTTTTAGTTATACTAACGACCTTTCTTTTGTATTTTTTAAAATCATTTAAATTTTTTAAAAAATCTTCATAAGATATTCCACTAAATCTTTTTAACATTCCAATAGTTGTACCTTCGCTTTTTGTTCTTCTTTAGTTTTATTTTGAAAGTATTTTCTCAATATAAGATTTATTCAACTTCGTTATTTTTGAGATTTCTTCCCTATTTTTATGTTCAACAACATATAATTCTTTTATTTTATTTTTTTGTTCTTCGGATAATATTATTTTTTTACCGTCACTTTTACCTTTTTTTAATAAATTTAAATCTTTAAGTAATTTATTAATTGGCATTTTACTCATATTAAATGATTTTCCAATTTGTTCACAGGATAAATTTAAAACAGTATATTGATGTACTATTTCATTAATGTCGGTTTTAGTAAAAATTATCCTATTACTCATATGTTATAAATATATTTTTTATTGTTTTCTCACCTTAAAATATCCATTTCCATAGATTTCTAATTCATCCATATTATCAATCTCCCCTAATCTTAAGTTATTTTCCATAACACCTTGTTTACCTCTTTCAACAAATATGTCAGAATAAACCTGTGGGTCATCAATAAATCCAAGAAAATGTTCATTTCTTGTAATTACTTTATTAAAAACTTCTTCTTTTGTATAACCTGTGGTGTTACCTGTAATCATGGTATAACCATCCTCAAAATCTCTATATGATAAATTATCTATCGTATAACCAGTAAATAATGAACCTGAAAACGAGCCTGAAGTTAAACCAGTGAAAACCGTAGTTCCATATTGACGTAATTCACCAATTCTACTACCCCCTATTGCCATATAGGTAAATGTAGTATAACCTGTATTATTCGTGTATTCTAAATCATTTAAATAATCTTGAGTTTGTCCAGTTATATTGGTATATGCGGGAATTGTCATACCTGTAAATGTTCCTAAAGGATTAGTAACTGTAATATTTTGTGGTACTGTAATTGTCTTTTTAAGTACTTCTGTTGACCAAGGTGTTGATGAAGATATTGTAATAGTGTATTGTGTACTACCAGTATATGTTTTTACAACTGAAGGTAAATTATTTCCCACTATTCCACTATTAACCGTTAAACCTGATGTTGTTCCATCCCCCCAATTTATTGTGAACGTTTGTTCTGTGATTTTTCTTAACTTATCTGGATTTACAGAATTATATATGGTAATAGTTGAACCTGATTGTTTGTATGTGAAATTACATAGTTGTTCAATTTGTTCCATATCACCATCAAATGAAACCATAACACCCATTTCATCAACTGATGAATCTAAAAACACAGGTATTTGATATGAACCTGTATAATCGTTAGATTTTAATATTTTATGTTCAATTCTTTTCATCTTTTACTTTTTATTCAGGGGTTAGAACTCCTCCGGAGGTTATACATGGTAATGGTGGTGCGTCAGTGATTTGAATACTTTCTCCGACATATGTAACATATATGTCAACTGGTGATGCTATTGGAATTGAAACTCCGTATATTGTTCCTTGTAATCCAATACCCGTATTGGTTAATATTGCACCTGTTGAATTATCAAATCTTGACTCTGAAAATGCTCCATCAGCAAACACATTAACCCTTATTTCTCTATAAGCACATTCACCATCTTCAACTCTTCTAAACACACCTAAATTAAGATTTGCTCCTTGATTAACACTAAGAGATAATAAGTATGTTCCACTTTCGGTTGATGATTTTTGAATACCTCCAAATGAAGAACCAATAGAACTTAAAGTTGTACTATATGTTTGATAAATTAATTGAATATTATTAGTTGTTGAATTATATGGAATTCCACTTAATTGACCGTAAATGTTAACCGTAGTTAATGGTATAGGTGTTGGGGTTGGTGTTGGGTCATTGATATTTAAACAGTTAATACAATTACCACTTGGTAATAAAGTATTTGTTAATCCTGATCTCTTATAAAGTCTAACATAACTACCTAATGTTGAGTTGTGTGTTATACCGGTTTGTGATATCCAAATATATTGATTCTGAGTCATTTCATCTAATACCCAGTTATAACCTAGTGAATTATCAGTTTCAATAGAAGTGGCATCACAAATATTTGTTGCTGAGTATAGCCACGCATCCACTCCTCCATATTCCGTATTAATAGGACTGGTATGTTCACATGATGTGTCATCACCAAATTCAACGTCTCCTGGGTCACCCACCCATAAATCATTTGCAATAATTCTATTTGGTGTAGGTGTAGGTGTTGCTGTAGGTGTAGCCGTAGGTGTAGGTGTTACAGTAGGTGTTGGACTTGGTGTAGGTGTAGGTGTTGCTGTAGGTGTTGGACTTGGTGTAGGTGTAGGTGTTGCAGGTAAACAAGTTACAGTTGCATATGTTATATTATTATAATCTTCTTCATTAGGTGAACTTAATGTATTTACTTGGAGGCAATCTTCAATCGTTACAAATCCCGTTGTCGTATAAATTCTAGATTGTGACACTCCTTCACAATCCAAATAGAAAATTTCAAATGGAGCATCTATAACATTAAATGTCACACCTGTTACACAACTAACTGGATTACTATCACAATCAACTACCACGGAATTAACTCTTATGTTATTGTAATCTCCGTTATCTCTCATTACGAAATACCAAGTACCATCTGGTATGTTAGTCCATGATTCTCCATCGGTATATCCATAATTTGTCGCAGCTAACGCTTCCGCAGATGTTGCAAAGTAATTACGTCCAAACTGATAAACTCCAGAACCGCCACTTCCTTCTCCAATTGTTACATACCCTATTTGACCAACACAAGTCTTAGTTATTACAAAGTTGACTTGGTCTTCTGAACCAGGTATTGGTGTTGGAGTTGGTGTAGGTGGTATGAATACCGGTTGTGTTGCTAAAGTACCTCCACCTTTTTCAAAAAATTGTATTGTTTTTGTCAATCCACTATCACTAAATCCGACTCTATCTCCTTTAGTTCCTCCCGTGTATTTGTATATTTGATAAGTTCTACCAGTTAAATTGAAATCAACTTGATAGTACATATCATTTTTTTCATCTATAGTTGCACCAGTACTTAAAGCTCTATTTGTAAAATCTAATATATCACCATCTTTAGCGTTAAAAAATTTAGCAGTCATAAAGAAAGTGTTACTTGTTTCTGTTCCAATTAAATCACTATCTTCTAAAACTGTTTCATCTTCAAACCAAAACAAATACATGTTTTCTTTGTTTTTATAATTTGAACCCATAAAAACAGGTACATGAATATTGTAACCAAAATTTAATCCCGTATAAAAAAACTTTTCACCTAATGGTAAAGAAAGATTTTTTGCAAAAACTAATCTTCTATTTTGTCTTGTTGGTGGTTCACATAATAATGTATTAACACTAGTTAAAGTCCAACCACTACCAGTTTGTGGATTATTATTTATATTATTTGAAATATTTGAAGTATAAGTATTACCTGTAAATGTCGTTGTAGTTCCACTTGTAGTTGACGCAATATAATAAACTTTATCACCTATACCATAGGTTGTATTATTTATCCAATTTTTTGGTGGAGTCTTAAAAAATTCTAATCTAAAAAAACTTTCTGTTGATTGTTTCAACATTAATTCGTTTTCTCTTTTAGTGATTCCAACTGCTTCATAATCTTGTACATATGTTGAACCAGATTTGAAATAAAATTGAAACCATATGTCTGTTTGATTTAATGTAACTCCACTAATTGTTTTATTATATGGTTCATGAATATATCTAACGGTTTCATAATTATCTGCCGGATTAATAATATCTTTTAAAACCTCATCCTCAAATTGTACAAGATTATCTTGCCAACCCAAATCTGTTTGAAAATTTTGTTCACTATTAATAACAATATTTAAATCATTTGTATTTTGTAATATTTTCATTAACAATCAATTGGGTTTATATTATTAAAGTTATTTAATCCATCTGTTTTATTTGTGAACGATTTTTCATTTCTCAAATAAAAATTAATGTCTTTTACCACATAATGTAAATTATTAATGAATGGAAAATTTGTTCCGTTTCCATCTTGATCTAAAAAACCATGGTCATACAAATCTCTCCATCTCCATAGATTTTCTTTTTCATCATAAATAGTATTTTCAGGTAGATTAAGAATGTCTTTTGTTTTTGATGTTTCTATATATGGTGATAACTCTCTAAGTTTAACTCTATAATGTGGTTGATAAAAGTATCCTACTGTATTACCTGATGTTGCACTAGAATAATTAGAACTTGAATCTTGTCTATGATTAAAAATCGTTGTTCCTCCTATTGTTTTATTATGTGAAAATTTATGAAATGATTCACTAATAATTCTTTCTTTAAAATCTTTTTTATTATACTCAACAAAGGCACCTGTTAATACTGTCCCCAATGGTACTGTATTTCCACTTGTAAAACCAGTGGTACCGGTATTACCGGTAAAAAATGTTTTTCCTATTGATGTTTCCGTTGCTGTATCTCCACTAAATTGTGTATCAACCCATGTATTATGAAAATTAAATTTATAACCGACTTTTGGTGGATATGTAAAATAACCATTTCCATTTCTCAATAATACAGTTATATAAACTTCAGTTGGTGTATACCCTAAATTATTTGTAATACCAGTTAACGTAAATGTTTTTTTAAAATCATACAAAATAGATTCTGGTCTATTCCTTTCAACCAACACATCATTTTCTTGTAATGGATTTTCAAATAATATTTTTCTTTCGTGTTCCCAAATTGGCGTTTCAAAACCAACTTTATCCATTATATAATCATCTACAGTGGTTAATGTTTTATGTTTATGTACATAATATTGTGAAGTTGTACCTGTGATATCCAATAAACTTAAACATCTTTTTCCTAAAACAAATGTTACTGCGTTTAATGTTAAACCTGTGGTAAATTCATTTTTTTGTAAATTAATTACATATTTTTCAGAATCATATGTTTCATTACCAACACTTTCAATATAAAAGGTTCTACCCGTAACATTTATAGAACTGTTTAATGTTCCACCTGAAATTGTTATATATTCACCTTGTAACATTCCATGTTCTACAGGTGATGTTAAAATAAAATAATTCCCTCCATCGGTAACTCTAAATGGTATACCATCACCAGAAGTGAAACAAAAAGTTTTACCATCACCACATCCAGTTGTTGTTCCCGATAATGTATATTTTATTGGAAATGTTGAATCTTGTCCATAAACATAACTCAAATATAAATTCCAATTCTTGTATGGAGCTTCTATTGATGTTGTTGTTGTATGTCCTGTATATCTCGTTCCTTCTAATGTCATACCAGATGATACAAATATATTCATAGTACTACCACTATAAGGTGTGACTACTTCTCTTAGTACATCATTTCTGAGTAATGCAAATTCATTATAAGGAACATAACCATCATTACTTCCCGTTCCGTCACCAGCAACATAAAAGTTTTTTTTCAATGGGTTATATTCAGTTGAACCTGAATACATATTACGAAAAATCATTTTCATCTTTCCAAAAATCTTATATGTTTTTGATTGATTTCTTTCATCATCAAATAAAGTTGGTAAATCTAAAATAATGTTTCTTTCACCTTCTCTCATCAATGTTTCATTATTATCTAATTTAACATTTAGAGTTACATCTTCTTCGTCAGCCTTAAAGTACCTTTTAGTAGGTAATAATATTTCTTTCTTTTTCATTAATCTTCAGATGTAAATGCGTCTTTAGGACCATACAAGTCAATAAATTTATCCATTCCACTTTTTCCCGCAATTAGACCAAAGTAAAATTGGTATGGTGTTGATAGAATTTGTTTATTTCCACTATAATAATCTTCTCTCCTTGGTATTACTAAATCTGTGGTGTCCGTCCAATTAATTACTTGCCATCCTGTTGCTCCCGACATTGGATTTGTAGTGTCGTTTCCTGCGTTGCCATATCTAACAAATAATTTACCCGATGTTGGTACCGTTTCAGTTCCTCCTGTAACATACAAATATGTGAATCCTGGATATTCGGAATTATATTCTGTATATCCACTATTGGTACTTACAACATCATAATCTACGTCATCCGTTAAATTTAAATTAGTATTACCTGTTACACCATTATTTGTTTTTGTCATAGGTAATAACATATATTTGTCAGATGGATCTGAATATGAACCAGTTAATGTATAACCATATGTCATACCCTGTAATGGTTGTAATTCTAATGAACTATAATTCCATGATTGATTGCTTCTTCCTGCACCTCCAGGACCAAATCCCGTACCACCTTTGTCCCATAAATAAAATGGAACGGGTTGTGATGATTCTGTTAATCTACCAGGCTCATTTAAACATAATCTAACTCTTTCACCATCTTCATCTAATTCCATAGTTACAGGTAATGGACCATAACTCCCACTGATTTGAAAAAATGGCTTATTTAATTCTGGATCTAATGTATCATATCTATAACCTAAATATTTTGGATTTTCTAAATCAAATTCTTCAATACCCACTTCATTATTTATTGATAATAATTGAAGAATGTCACCATCTAAAACATTACGAATACCTAATTTATATCGGAACCCTTTATTACTAAAAAACATATCTAAGCTACCTGTAGCGTCAGCCACATCCATTCTATAGTTAATTGCTAAACCTAATAAATCACCTAGTGGTTTATATGATGTTGCTCCTATTGAACGAGCAACAGAACAGTTCGGGTCTAAAGATTCATCAATACAAATTTCTTTTATAAATTCATCTCTTGGTCCTAAATCAACTATAGTTGTTGGTCTATTTAAATTGTTTTTATCAAATCCTGTTGTTGTTTTAAAAGATGCCGACCTATAATAAAATCTATTTTGATCAAAAACAAAACGAGCTAAATTTCTACAATATTTTAAAACTGACTCAGATGTTGCATCTGCTAATTTTCTAAATTTTTTAGCCTTAAATTGAGTAAAATATAATGAGCCTGATAACCAGTTATCAATAAATCCATAGTTAACAATTCCACCACAAAACATTTTACCGACTCTTTTTCTTCTATAATATTCACTTAAAATATCTAATAATCTTTTATTACTTTGTGAACCAGGTACCATATAAAATATACCATTCATAAATTCAGATTTACCAGAAATTGTTGTTCTCGTATATGACTTTCCATTGTATGATTTTGGTAAAGCATAACCATCGGAATCTGAAACATTTGTTGCTACCACATCGGTACCATCGGATATAGTTGCAACACCACCTCTTGATGCTTCGGTTGATCCTGTTTGTGTATAATATAAAGAAATTAAAGATTCATTATATGGTGTATCATATACTCCACATCCTGATTCTAATGGTACTATTGGATCAGTAATTGGTCCATTTTCACCATAATCTAAACTTACAACATCATATGTAAATACACCATTTTGTACTATAAAAGAATTACTTGGGTCATTAAATACTAATAAATTATTTCCACCAATTGTAGAATATTTAATAAAAAGTTCTCCCGTGGTATTAGAAGCACTTAGTGGAAATACACCCGTATCTGTTTTAATTCCATAATTTTGTTGTATTGATAAAAAATTATTTACACTTGTTGGTGTTGTGGCATTTACACACTCTCCATTTGTTGGTTGTGTAAATGTTAAATAACCACTTGGTGTTGAACCAGTAATAATACCTATTGGATTAGATAATATTCCGAAGTCGGTTACATAAAATTTTACTTCTCCAACAACACAATAATTTAAATCTGATTCGCCATTTGATGATAAGGCCTCAGTACTACACTCATCACATTCAGGATATGATACTAACGGTAAACCTTTTTGTCCGGTATCCATTAAACTATAACCCACATTTTTCATTCTTCTACCTAAACTACCTAATGGACAGATACCCAAAAAACAGGTATTTTCAAATGAGGTACCAATAGATATAAATAACTTAGATAATACATTGAAGAATAATAAAGTAACAATATTAAATAAATTTTCAATTGCTAATAAAACATCCGATATTAATAATTTAAATGTATAATTTTTAACTCCGAAATTTGATGGTGGTGTTAATTTATCTCCACAATCTTCTTCTTCTGATGGAGTTGTTTCATTTATGTTGGCAAAATTATATTTTGTTGTTAAATCGTCTATTGGAGCACCAAAAACTCCTACTGTGTAGGCTGCAGTTGGAGCTAATCCTTTAGTTATTGCATCAACACCAAAAAAATGACTGTGAAAAGATGATACAGTATAAACTTTGTTATATGTAAATCTATAAAAATAATCCTGTGGATAATATTCTCCATTTTGATTATTTAAAATTAATGACAGTGCATCAGATGGGTATCCACTATATTGAGTACCGAAGTAATATGAACTATCGTCAATCGTATAACCAGTTTGTGAAGGTGTTGCACCTGTTTGTATTACTTTTTGAAACTCTCTAATATTAGGAACTAAAAAATCTGCATTTGCTCGTGTTCTTTCTAAACTTTTATCATTTAAATTAAATCTAAATCTATAACATGCGGATGTTGGGATACCTTTATTTGGGTCATTAGTGATTTCATTCTCACCGAATTCGTTAGTAATAACATAATCCATGTTCATCTCCACAGGTAATACAAAACCACCATCATCTGGTATGTCTTCATCAATTGGTAAAAATTCTAAATAAGGTCTATTAAATTCATCCTTAATTGGCATAAATCTAATCGCCTCAATGTTGGCTGATTTAGTGACTAAGTCACATTTTCTACCCATTTTTCTTCTTGGAATACAGTTTTTATTAACTGAATTTTTACTTGAGTCAGTAAAAACTCCTCCAATCAAATATGCTTTAGGTTGTATGTTAACACCTCTTTCTGATAAATCAAAATCGGTTCTTGTTATTCCTATTTCACATAATTCTTCGTTACCCCAAAATGGATATACCTCAACACTTCTATCAAATGAAATAATTTGTGGTAATGAATTCAAATCTTCAGATGATTTGAATGTGTAATTATTTTTAAAACTATCAACTCCAATACCCAATCTTTTAAAATCCGCAGGTCTTAATGAAAAACATCCAATGTCCGATAAATCAACATCTACATGTACTGTTTGTACTCCGATAGGGACACCCCATATCATAAAGTCGCCTGCACTATTTGTTTTAACGGTGTAATTATAATATTTTTCGTAAACTTCTAAAACCGCCTCATTTTCTAAAATATCAGATTGATCAGGAAATGTACCAGTTGATGCGTGACCTCCATGTTGTTTTCTTGATGGTAACAAGTTATATCTATACCCATCATCATTTTTATCTGTAACTTCCTTATATGGGTACAATACAGATATTACAGGGTCATTTTCATCTTCTTCTAATAGGGGTATGAATATAGAAACTCTAGCATTACCAATACCAAATCCGTTGTTTGCTGTAATTCTACCACAAACAACACCATAATCGGAACACATTGAGGTATAGATTTGCTGTTGTGTAAACTTTAAGGACAAAATTTCAAGTACGTCAAAATCTTGTTTGAGTTCAACAGTTACTTTTTGGTCCTTACCAATAT